TACCCGTACCCGTACCCGTACCCGTCCCCGTACCCGTACCCGTCCCCGTCCCCGTTCCCGTTCCCGTCCCCGTTCCCGTCTATAATTGAGTGACCGTTTTCATTTATAAAATTTTTGACCATGCTTCTTCCTCACAATTTATTAATAAAATTGTAGTCATATAATCAAATTCAACAATGCCATGACATTTATCAAGCACTGTTTTTGAGGTTTTTCCTTTTGCTAATTCTCCAAGTCCTTTTTCAGTGCCCCATGATCTTATTATATGGGCGTTATATAATTTACAATCATTGTCTTTTCTTTCAAATCTTCCAATAACAACCCATCCTCGTTGTAATACAACTATTTTAATGGGACTTGTAATATTATTTGATTGACAATCTGCATAATATTTTTTACCGTTAATAGTAATAACATCTAAATCTTGTGTCATTTTTTACTCCTATTTGTTAATATAAAAAATAAGGGGATTGATTTTTTTACCGCCTCACTGGCTCTGACTTCATTACGGCTTTCCGTCACGATAAGCTCGCCCCTTGACTTAATTTAATAATAGCTTAATTGCTTTATATCGTCAACATTTATTTTTACAAATATTAAAAAAAATAGCGGATAAGGATTATACCTGTCCTTATCCGCCTTCAATTTTATATCTTAAAGAAAGATATTTGAAATATATATTTTTCATTCTATTACTAATAATTCTAATCTCTTTGCTCTGCCACTGAGCTACCCCCGACCAAATTATCGGAATAATTAACTCCGCTAATCAGGGTCGGGAGATAGGATTCGAACCTACGCACAAGATTTATTTTAATAATAAACTACTCTATTTAAATATATTTCAAAGAATAAAGCTATTCGGCAATAGACTAAAACTAATTTTTAATTATAAGTTTAACGCTTAAACTAGCCGTTTATTTTAAAGTATATCGCTATTGATATACTTAAATATTTTATCACCAATTTTTACATTCTTAACTTCCGATTCATTTGCTTTTGATCTTGCTGATTTTACAGCGTCAATCAAAGAATCTATTTTTTCTAAAAGCTTTGATTTTTGAACTGTGGAAATTTTACCAGATTTATAAGTTGTTAAATATTCACCAACTTGTTTATCAATATTTAATAAGTCTACTTGCGCAGGATGTTCTTTTGTTGCTTCATATTTAACTATTTTTTCAATCTTTTTTTCAGTTCGGTATTTAATTTCGTTTTCAGTTTCATAAACGCCATCTTTTAATATCCATTTCTTAGTCGGGTCAAGAGTTGGTATAACTTTATATACCGCTCTTATTTTGACAAGAAAACTTTCAAGGGCTAATAAAGACGTTGCCGATAAATCCCCAAATGTAACATTATCAATTTTTAATTCGGCTTTTACCGTACCGCTTGAATTTGTTTCTTCTTTTGATATTTGAGCATCTATTCCCTTAACAATTGCTTGCTGGGAATAATCAAGCTTTTGTTTTACCGTCGTTACTATTTCTTTCGTTTCCGGTGGTATTTTTTGATCGGCTTCATCGAATGAATTATAAATTTTTATAATACCGTCAAAGTGTTCGTGTTTTTTTGAAAACGTTTCGCAAGTCTCTGCTATAATATTATCAGCTTGTTTTTTTCTGTCATTTTCTACAGCTAATAATTGATGTAACTGATTTTTAATTTCAGACATTTTAAAACTCCTTAAATAAATTTGATTTGTTATACTTATGTATAATCTTTTAATTCATTATTGTCAACATTTATTTAAATATTTTTACGCCTATAATTATTGCCTGTTAATTCCAGTACCTCGGTTACATTTTGCATACGCTCATATTTTAACTATAATTATCATTATATTCTTTGTCGTTCATTTTGTGCATACGCTCTAACATTGAAAGACTACGTTTTAATTTTATTTCATCATTGCAATTATTAACCATGTTTATAAAATCAATATCTGGTTTAATGTTTATTATTTCATAAAACATAAAATCTTTTTTGCAAACTTCACATTTAATTCTTTTAGTCTTATTTTGTAACCAATATATTTTATTACAAATAGGGCATTTCTCACGTTGCAAAGAATTTTTATAAATAATCTCATTTTTCAACATTTCAATACTCATTTAAAAATCGCCTTATATTACAAATAAATTTCATTTTATAACTGCCTGTTTTACCATACCTGTTTTTACGTACAAAAAATTTTAATAATCTGTAATCTTCAAACACTTCTTCCGTGTTTATCAATATTGCAACATCGCAGTCATAACCTATTTTACCATTACCGGATACATGCCATAATTGAGGCTCGCTATCCTGTTTACCTATTTTATTCATTATGGCGATACAAAAAATAGGCGTGTTTAATTCTGTCGTCGTTTTTTTTATTGTTTTACTTATGATCTTAAGTTCTTCATATTCCGACAACATCCTATCGGCTTTAACTTCTAATTGATGTAAATGATCTATATAAAACATATCTATATTTTTTTCTTTTTTATAAACTCGCATCATTTCAACAATTCTATCAATTCTATTTTCTTTCTCAATAATTATTAAATTACTTTCATAAAGCAATGCAACCGCATCAATATATTTTTGTTTCTCACTTTCAATTAACATTTTTTGATCTAATAAATTTATATCAATTTCTGCAATAATACAAGCCATCATTTGAAATATTTTTTTTCTATAAACTTCACAACTAAACAAAACAATCTTAATACCTTTTTTTATTTGACAAGCAATTAAATGCAACATAAACGAAGTTTTACCAGCGGATTCCGTGCCACTAAGTATTATATAATCATCTGTATCATAACCATTTTTACTTTTTTCTATAAAATTAACTGCAGAATAAATCTTTTTTAATTTATAATCATCTCTAAGTTCTTCCAGAGACTGCATGCAAAGATCATTATTATTCTCAATTTTTGATAATTGAATATCTTTTGTATTATTAACTAGGTTTATTACTTCCTGTTTTATCTCTCGATAATTTCCGGAATTATTTCTCAAAGACCCACAATACATTTGTAATTCATGTTTCATTTTTTTTGTAGTTAATTCAATTAAATAATTATCATAATCGGCAGCGTCATAAATTGAATGACAGTCGTATATCTCATAAAACTTTTCAATATCAAAATTATTATTTTCTTCAATATGCGAAATAATAAGCTCTTTATTATATTTACCGCATTTTTCTTTTACGGATTTTAAGATGTGATAAAGTATTAAGCAATCAGCATTAAATAAAAGCTTATAATCAAAACTATTGAATAGTTCATCATTATTAACTATAAGACCTATTACCTTATATTCAAGATTATTTATCATAATTCTCCCCATTCTTTCCATTCGGGTTTATTTTCAGTAACATTGTTTTCAGCTGGTTTTACAGTCTCTTGATCGCTTTTTTTTATATCAGGTAAATTATTTAAAAAAGTCGAAAAGTTTTTTAAAAATGTATTTGTGCGATAACATTCTTTTAAATAAAAATCAATGACATTTATAATATCATCTTTGGTTTTCTTTTTTAATAATGATCTTATTTTATCTTTATCTTTCTCACTCTTAGATGTACTACGATTATTATTAGTTTTATCTTTTGATGGATATTTATTGTATATTTCGTCTATATCTTTATCTTTATCTTTATTTTTATCTTTATCTGTCTCGTCACTCTGCATGACGTGACCGTCACTTAGCAATAAATCTTTTTGTCTTTCTCTATATTTTTTTGAAGATTCTCTTGATATTTGTCTTGCCTTTTCTATTTTATCAAGATTTTGATGTTTATTAAAATTTATAATTTCAATAATTCCACCATTCAAAAAATCAATCATGTTATATTGCTTAAATAAACTTAATCCTAATTGAACGGTTTTTAAATCTATTTCAAATAATATAGATAAATCATTATCTGTATATGGTATTCCATTTGTTACATAAATGTAACCAGGTTTATCGCTTTTCATTGCTAAACATAATAACCCAACCCATAAAATAAACAATTTATCACCGTCTGGATATTTTCTAATTAACTTTATTTTAGTATCATCTAAAATGTTTATATCTAATTTTATAAAACTAAGATTCATATTTATTACCCTTTTATATCATGTTCTTTTTTATGACAGTCTTCGCATAAAACTATTAAATCACATTCAAAAATAAATTATAAAGCGATATGATAATAATTTTTATGATGAACGTTTAATACTTGATTTTTAGTTTTGCATTTTTCACAAGTATTTTGTGAGTTAAATATTTTATATTTTTTTATTGTTAACCAGTATCCGGTTAATAGATAATCTTTATATTCAAGATTTCTATAATAATGATATAAAGACTCATTATAAAATGTTCTTATTGTTTGTAAAATAAAGTTTAATTTAATATGATCTTGATTTAACATATCTTTAATATAATTATCAAAATAAATATTTTCTTCGACCATATTCTCCCCTTTTCAAATAAAAAAGGCATTAAACAAACCAGCTCGGATGTGTGCGCATCCTGATAACGCTGGCTTATTCAATGCCTTATTTCTTTTCGCACAAAAAGAATAAAACACAATATCAATTTATTATAATAATGTCAATAATCTTATTCATATTTTATTTAAAAAAGCAAACTCACCAAATAATTCAATAGCCTTTTTATTATATTTTAAAGCAGCCTTTTTTTTATTTTTATAGTATCCTAACCATATTTGTTTAGCGTTAAACATTATATAAGCTCTATATTTTTTTCTTCTTAAATCATAGCTAACCCCTTTAAATCCGCTGGTATTATTTGATCTTATTATTTGATTAAAAGTATTTTCTTGATGAGTGCATTTACGTAAATTAGATTTACAATAATCTAAAGTATTATGGTTTTTGTGATCTACATCTATTTTACTATCATTAACGTCCATTAAATATCTTGCCATATTTATATAATTTGAATTTCTTTTTTTCTTATCATAATACGAACTTACTACAATTGGATAACCATCTTTTATTCTAACTTTCCATTTTTTTAATTTAATTTTATCATAATCTTTATTATCAATTAAGACGTCATATCCAGATATATTTATTATCATAGTTTTTTCTTTTGATAGATCATTCATGTTTAACCTTTTAATTTTGATAAATGTTTTTTTATTTTATAAATAAAATATTTAAATAAACATTTTAACAAATTATCATTTATGTATTTTTCTAAAATATTTATCATATTGGCTTCGTGAGATTGTCTTGAAAAAGCAGCTTCCATTAAATAAAAAGCATAATCTAAATTATGCCCTGATGATAAACTTAATTTTATAGTAGCGTCAACAAACGATTTTGCATTATCAATATATTTTTTATCTTCAATACCCATTGCTAAAGCTTTATATTGTGCTTCCCATTCATTCATGTTTTACCTCTTTTAATTGTGTCTCTCTTAATTCAAACGACTTTTTTACCGCTGCAAGTTTGGCTTCAAGACGAGAATTAAAATTATAATCCTTGTTGCTTATGTATTGCTTGTTAATATAATCATCAATAACAAAATACCAAGTAAGACAATTATAATGAATTATATTAATTTCAATTTTCAGCCCGTCAAAATAAATTTCAATAATTCCGTAAAGTATTTCAAATGGTATTATTACTGGTTTACCATTATCTATAATAAAAAAAAAATCTATATATACATGATATATGTCTTTATAATTATTATGTATATAATTTTCAAATTCATAATATGATTTTTCATAATTAGTCTTTATCTCTTTCCAAAATATAGCGTCAAACATATTTTACTCCTTAAAGTTTATTTAATAAAATAAAAAAGGCACTTTCCCGCTTCGCTTCGGTACTCATGCCTATATAATTATACAAAAACTTAAACAATGCGAAGTTATTATTTAAGTCTATCAATTAACAATTGATAAATGAGAATAATAAATTATAGATCATTTGTCAAGCTCATTAACTACTTTTCGCAAATCATCCGGTTCTAAAATAATAGATGAATGATGACCATTATCCGTTAACACAAGCATTATTTTCTTTCCCGGGTATTCAGTAAATAAAGCTGAAGACGCACAGTATCCTTTTTTATCGTTACATTTACAGTTTATAGTTATATCTTGCATAGACACTCCTTTAAATAAAATCAGGCTCCGTCGGATTCGAACCGGCATCTTTTTAATTACAGGATTTATTGCAAATCACCCTTTAATGTAATTAAACTATTCTAACCATTATTACTAAGAACCTCATACGAGGATGTTTATTTGATTTCATCAATGACCAGAATAACATTGTTTCCGATTATAGTCGTTTTCTTTTTTGTCTTTAAATCCAAAATGTCAATATCAATTGTATCTGTTGAATTATCATTTGTTGTAAAATAAGAATTTTCAATAACCCTTTCCAATAATATTTGACCTGTAAAAGATGAATAAACAGTTATTTTTCGGGTTAGCCCCTCATTTTCTGATTGCCAATTTTTATCCCATTGTAATTTATTAGCTGCGGTACAACCAAATAAAACCATAATTAAAAACAAAAACATAATTTTCTTCATAATCGCTCCTTGTTGCAAAATCAATCATTTGTGATAAAAACGGCTCTTTAATTAAAAAGAGCCATTTACTTTAAAATAACCACAAATCTTTTTTGTAAAACATGTTTGTTAAAAAACATTAAGATAGTTCGAGTAATACATACTCGTATATAAACAAAAAGCTTATATATAAAAATAATAGTTGCTATGGTAAGATTCGAACTTACATTGCCTTATGCGTTATAAGTCAGGATGAGCTCAGCTAAATATTACTTAAATATTATTTTCATAAAAAGCCTTTTCCCTAGCGCTTCCAATTCGCCACATAGCAACTATATAAATGGATAGAGAGGGAGTCGAACCCCCGAAGCCGAAGCGTCTGGTTTACAGCCAGATTGTTTTGACCACTTACCTATCTATCCTTAAGGATTGTATTTGTCGGCACAATCCATTAAGCCGTTTGCCTTGACATAATCGACAAGGACTTGTCCCCAAAACATAATATAACATTTTATTACGATTGTCAAAATTAACCTTTTAATAATTCTGGATTTTCATAAATATTACCGATAACTTCAATGTTATTTAATTTAAAAAGAGGTGTATTTCCAGCTAAATTTTTATTTGCATAAAATAAAAAATAATCATCAAATACAATTGTTCCCATTGTTTCAATATGATCTTCAATTATAAATGCGTTAATTATATCACCCTCATAAATTTCAGTATCATTTTTATCTTTGTATCCTGTATATTGCAGAAAATTATAATCATCTATAAATGATTTAATATTATTTACTGAAATGTAGTTTGGACAATTAATGGCGAATTTTTTTAATCTTTTATCCCAGTATTTAAATTTAATCTCTCTCATTTTTTACTCCTATTATCTTAATATTTGAAATATGCTTTAATTTTTTTAATTTACTTTTTATAATTTTAGCCTCTGATAATGATTTACAAAATACGATGTTTTTAAAATCTTTATTGTTATATAAAATATATTCAATTTTAACCTCTTTCATTTTTTATATCTATTAAAAAAATATATAATCTTCTTCATTGTCATTAACTTCTTCTTTCTCTTTTTTCTTGCAGCTTTTACAAAGTAAATCGTTGCCTGTCCTGGATTTAAAAGATCCTCCGCAGCTGTTACAAATGCAGTCAATTTGTTTTAAGTTAAACCATTTCATTCTAATTTACTCCTATTTATATCTAAAATAAATGACCAAAATTCGACGCATTTGTTATAAAATTCCTGGAATACAATCTCATCCATAGACTCAAGGGCTACTGATGATATTTTTAACCCTATCTCACCATTAGGCTTGAGCTCTCTCTCAAATGGTAAAAATAAATATTTGCAAATAAAAACTAAGCTATAACAATCTCGTTTATATTCTGCCCTTATCCCCTGAATAGCCGACTCATTAATTTCTAATACTATATTAAATACTTGTTTTGCCAATTCCCAGCGATTTATAAGTTTTTTAAATATATTTTGAATACAACAAGTCTCTGCAATAGCAAATAATTTTTGTAATAATTCTAAATTTCTCGGTTGTGTTAATTGTGCTTTAACCTCACCATTTATTTTACTTAATATAGCTTTACCCTTTTCAAACTTAGGCACAAGCACGTAATTTATGCCATTATCATAAGCATATTTAGACGATGTTTTAATTAGAATTATGCTTGTTTTTTTCATAAATAATATCCACTAAAATTATTAAACTCATAAAAAATAAAATCTTCTTTGTATTTATTTAGTATGTTTGATTTTTTCCATTCATCTTTTACAAATTTATGCCGTTCTTTATTTTTAATAATATTTTCATCATGAAGATATTCGGCACATTCAAAAGGTTTTATTTTATGTATATCACATTTATTGTCATTAAAAAACACGCATTCGCCTCTTGGGTCTGCCGGATACTGTATATCATCATTATTTTTTAATTGAGGTGCTAATATCAAAATATTTTCTTCCTCCCACCAATCAATCGATAATTTTTCTCCTAACAATAAACTAATAGGTTTATTAAAAAACTTTTCAATATCTGCTACCTGATTTGGTAAAAACCAACCAGGGCGATATTTACAAGCATTTTGGCATGACTTACAATCGCATTCACTCACATTAACCCCCTTAATAAATCGCCTGTTTATCGGCACAGGCAAGCCGTGAAGGATTTATGAAATCACAATTAAATCACGCCTGGCGGTAAATTGTCTTCTTTTTTATCTTCAATATGGAATTCAACGTCTACCGGATCACCGTCATTAACCGCACCTGTTTTATTTTTACGATAATTTGTAATATCAAGCTCAAACTGCTTTAAATATTCAAGCTCTAATTGATAATCTTCATCTGTTAATTCAACTTGTGATTTTTTTAGTTCAATATAATGATTCATTTGATTTTTAAATCCTGATTGAAATTCTTTTTTATCAATTGTTTCTGCTATTTTTTTACCTAGATTATATATTTCATCTTTTTTAGGTGTACGCGTTTTATTACCAAACGTTTTTTTAATCAAGTTTTCATTTGGATTAACAGGCTTATCGTTTTTTAGACTGTTATTCAATTCTGTTTTAACGTCATTATTTTCTGGTTTTATATTATCGGTCTTTTTTTTCCATATTTCCTTTTTTTTATAATTATCAAATACTTTAATGGCATATTTTTCTTTCCATTTCGATACATACTCTTGTTGCCATAATTCAAGACCAATTCCAATCTCTTTACATAACCGCATTAAAGCGTTACTTTTAGCTCCCTCACAAGCATCTGTGTAACTCATTTCTTTATTTGATTCGATATAGTTTTGTTCACCTATCGCAAAGCCCATTAGAGAACCCTTGATATAAAGGTAAAATCCCCAAACAACAAGATTATTTTGCATCTGTGGCATGCCATTTGGAATTATAGCCCATTGCATGCCAAAAGCATCTTTTAATCTTGTTGCATAAAATGACCATGATAAATAAACTATTCCAGTTGGTTTAATGCTAATTAACGCTTCATCAATAGGCGCATAAAGTATCTTTTTTTGTTCCTCTGTTAATTCAACATTTCCAGCATTTACTAATAAACCCTGCATATCAAAGTTGTTCATAAACTTTTGAGGAACATTTTGTTGAATATTTTTAGTTTCATCAGCTTTAATAATATCTGTCATTTCAAACCTCCTAATTGATATTACAATAAAACGTCAATCTTGTCAACATTTATTTTGATTAAATGCAATAACTTAAAATATCTTCTTCATATATCTTTTCTATTTTTACTTTTATGCTTTTTTCTATTAAACTAAATATTTCAGGCACGTTTTTTGTAAAATATTCTTTTACTTTTATCAAACATTTCTCTTTAGATGCTGTTAATTCATTTTTTTCAAATTCATTATAATATGGCAAATCAAAATATTTATAATTGCCTGTTATGATTATTTTATATTTAGTCATATTATTTACCGTTTTTAATTAAAAAATCTTTTTTTGCTTGATCTGATAAATCATCATAATCAAAAACTTGTGCGGACAATAATTTAGCCTTTTGCCTTTTATTTTCTTTAATCAATTTGTTTTGTTCTTTCTGAAACAATTCTAAAAACGGATATATTATAGCCATTGAATTTCTGATTATTTCATCTTCACCTAATTCAGGGTGTGAAAAATCACGCGCTAATTGCCGAAACAACTTATTTTCTAACTTTTTAATTTCTTCTTCAATCTTCATCTTTACTCCTTTTATTTTATCCAACTCGGTGCATATAAAATCTCTGTTTTTTTGTCGTAAATTATTGATTTGTCCGCACCAGCTTTTTGCCATTCCAAATACTTTATAATGCTTCGTGTTGTTGCAAGCTCACCTTTTTGCAAATAGACATCGTCTAGTCTATAGCTCTTTACGCCGAACGGCGCTTGTTTTTCAAAGGGCACATGATAAAAAACAGATCGTTTGCCGTTTATTTGTGTTGCACCATTGCAATAAAAATAAGCTTGCCTATAATATTGAAAGTTATTGACTGATTTTTGAAAGCTTAAAGCATCAGTTGTAGATTTTAATTCTGTAATAATATTGAGATTTTCAGTTTCAAGATGTAAGTCCATTTTCATTTTATACTCAATGCCATTTTCAGTCCATACCCCGACAACTTCTTTTTGACTCTTGTTGTAAATTTCTTCAAATGAAAAACCCTCAATTTCGCATTGGAATAAATTCTTTTTAATCTGGTTAAGATCGTTAATATTTTCTTCCATTTCCTTTTCAAGAAAAATTATTTTACCTGGATTGTTATTTTTAAAATCTTTATATACATTTGTATTACGGTTATTACTCGGAGCCACTAGAAATTCTGATAATTTTTCAGGTTCTAAAATACCAGCGTGGAAATAACTGCCAAGTTCCTGAGCTTTTGACGGTTCTTTGTGTAAATATGCGTGGCATGGTGAAATGTCAAAGGCTATTAAAAAGCTGTTTGATAATGCCGGATATGAAAAGTATTCGTCATTACTAAGCTTAATTAGTTTATTTTTTTGTATATTTCCCATTTATATCCTCCTGCAATTTTTTGTTTTCCGTGAATACAATTTGAAATATTCCCTTGATTTATTTTTAATATTTTGCTTGCTAACAACATATTATTAAAAATATTTATTATTTTATTATTTTTTGATAGTTGTACTACTTTTATTCTTCTCATTTCACTATATTTTTTTAAATGACCTTTATACTTATAAAGATTATTTTTATATCCATGTAAAATGTTTTCTTTTCGCGTACACCATTCAAGATTATTAACATTATTATTTTGTTTGTTTCCATCTATATGATTAACCTCAGATTTATTATTAATATTATTAATAAACATAATTGCAACCAATTTATGTATTCTGTGAGTATAACCTTTATTATTTTTATGAAGACATATATATTTATATCCATCTGAATTTAAAGCAAACTTTAATATTCTCTCCTTTATATAACCTTTTCTACGTGAATTTATTATTTTTCTTGAAAGGCTTTTAACTCTTCCTAAATTACTTATTTGATATAATCCTTCATAATCAATAATATCTTTCCATATTTCTTTTGATTCATCATCTGTCATTTTAATTAGTTCGTTCATTGTTTATTATCCTTTTTAACATTTAATAATTGACGCCTACACATAGGATGAATTGACGGTATTATATATTTTTTTATTAAAATATTTTGTCGCATTTAAATCGCTTCCTTTTACATACATAAATGTACAACTGTTTTTAGCTTCATATTTAATAGCATGACCTCTTTGTCTTGGGCGTTCGTTATTTATTTTGACACCTTTTAAGCATTCATGTTCTATCATTTTTTACTCCCTTTAATAATTGTATAAAAATTTTTATACAATCTTCGCATATAGTAAATGATGAAGTTTGATTTTCTTTAATACCAATTGTAATCCTATAAACATTTGTTGACCTTGCTGTTTTTTCGCATGAATTACATTGCCAATAAGGCTTAGTTAATCTTTCTATTTTTATCATTTTTTACTCCCTTTTTTATTTTTTATCGCTAAAATTATAACTATGCAAATAATAGCGCATAAAATAAAGTCGACTATCCATGCAATTGATAAATTAAACATAAGATTATTCATTATAAACTCCTTAATATATAGAATTATGCTGTTTAATTTTTTCAGCAATATCGTCAAATTCGACTGTTATTGTTTCTTTAAATTTACCACTATCTATAATTTTACCATGACACCTCGGCTCTGCATGATTTACAATATTACCATTAAGACATCCAATTACAAGTTGTCCTTTATATCCATGCTGCCTTTTTTTTACTAACGCCAAAATTAATAACGTTTGTTCGACACAATTGCCGGACATTTTATCAAGCGTTTCTTGTGGCAATTGAGTGTCTTTGTTTTTATTTGATTTCCATGTGAAATATTTTGGACAATGGATATAATTATAAATATCTTCAAATGACTGATATTTCTCAGGAATATTACTGTCATCTGAAATATAAAACCAGCCGTTAACATCTTCGTCTATCATTGAACATGAATAAATTAAAACTATAAATAATAGTAAAAACAATCTTTTCATAAAATAGCGTCCTGTAAATTAGCTAAAATAATCGTGTGCCTAACTTTTTCAATATAATATTTATGTTCAAGTGTATTTTTTAATGACGTTTCCTTTTCAGCATTTTTAATTAGTTGTGTATTTTCCTGATAATTTTTTAATCCGATTTTATTTTGAAACGCTTTATTTTCTTCCTGATTTTCTTTATAATATTCAATTTCACAAGCTCTCATAAAATCAAATAAATTCATTTCGTCCTCCTATAAAATAATAAGCTCTCTTGCCTCGCCAGATTTTGGATTTATCAAAAGGATTTCATATCCTTTCTTTTTAGCATCCATTATAATTTTTTCTAACTTTATGGCTTTTCTTAAAATATCAGCTTTTGAAAAATTGTGATCTTTTTCTAATTTTTCTAAAACTGCATAAAGCTTTTTAGGTAAATCCACAGTAACCCTAATTGTTTTTTTCATATAATCCTCTTAATATTTATCACCATTAACAAACGGTATTGTTACTATCGCGTAATCACCATCATATCTTATAGACTCATTGAAATTCATTTCTCGCGCTTGATGAAAATGCGCTTCAGGATAATCTTTTTCTATATTTAATTCTACGTCTATTAAATACTTATCTTTGACTTGCTCCCATTTTTCAGGATTACATCTAATCTTTGTCTCTGCATCAATAATATCAAGATAATATTCATGTTTAAAATCATCAACTTCAATTTGTCTTTCAATCTCTATTCTTTCAGGCTCGCTGTATTTTATTTTCATTTCAAACCTCCTAATTGATATTACAATAAAACGTTAATCTTGTCAACATTTATTTATCAATGTTTTTTAAAATTATGTTGTTATTTTTTGTTAAAGCATCCTCGCCCATATAATAGCCGTTTCCAAATATTTGCATAAATTCCCATAGCATAAATTTATTTAAGCCTTTTTTTAGTTTTATCGGACGTATACTATTCCATCCCATTTTATTTAGAGTTTTATTTAATTCTTTGTAATAACAATTATATTGTTTTATTCCTGCATCTGTCAATTCAACTTCTATTTCAGTATTTATATTTATTTCTAAATTCATATTATTTACCATCCTTTAATATTTCTTCCCAGGATTTATTTTTATGTTTTTTAATAATTTTAATATTATAATTTACTCGCTCTGAAATCAAAAAGACTGCATTTGTATGCTTTTTTAAATGGAAAAGAAAGTCTTCCATAATTAATGTGCTTTCTATTAAAGAGTCAATCAATTCGTTTTGTGTTTGCTGGGCGAATTCAAGATCAGGTAAAATATTTTCTTTTAAATATTTATTGATAATAAAAATAGAAATAGTGCCTATTTCTGCACCTTTATTTTCTAAAGCTGTATAAATACCCTCTGATATTTTAAGATTTTTTACATTTTCAATTATTTCTTTAATGTTCATTATTTACTCCTTTTATATAATCCCCTCCCCTGTTTTTATGAAACAAGATATTCCTTTGCAGCGTCTTCATTTTCAAATACGCCAACGTCTTTTTTATTGATAGCAACAAAAACTTTTAGCAATATTTTTTGAACGCCAGAAATCCCGAAGACTGCCGTTTTTTTTACTTTGGAATTAATTCTTATAGATTCTTCGGATTTTAAATAATCCATTGCAGCCTGAGACATGTAAGCACCTTTAAAGCTTGCAAGGACTAAAACATCACCAGTTTTTAACGCTTGCTCAATTGCAACATTGCCGGCTATAAGATCATTGAGCAAATCCTTATCGCCTTTGTTTTCATGATTTAAATACAAGATACATTTGTCCTTGTAATTAATAGTGTCAATCATAATCCTTTCCTCCTTATTGTCTTCAATATTTCTAAATTTTTGGTCATGAAAATATCTGAACAAAAATCTAAATTCATCCATTTCAACATCGTCAAGATGCCTGAGAAAATTTAAGTCTAACAATCTTGTATATCTATATAGCCTTTCTTCAAACGCAAATATGTTCATCATTTCTCACCTCCTATGTACTCTATGTTGCCCGCCTGGAGAGGCAGACAACACGGATTACATGAAAACGTCCATAATGGGGAGGGCGTTTGCTTTAGTCCTTATAATAACTTACTATCTCCCCAGTCATCGAAAGATGCGCAGGGATAAATGTGCTGCCGTAAACATCAAATTGATTTTGCAAAAACGGATAAAATGAATTATGTCTCCCATTTTTTAAGTAATTATCAAAAAACTCGTCTAAATTTTTTGCATTTACTTTTACGTCATAAAAAGGTTTTTTTGCCAAAATATCCCAGACTTTTTGAAATCCATTAAGTCCCTCTTTATTACCTTGTTGCGCCTTTTCAGTTTCGACTGCAAGTTTTTCAGTCAAAACAAAAATGTTTTTTTCATTCATATAATCCTCCTATCGCCGAGTTTGAACGGCTCGCCTTAGCGACTGCATTACAGGGATTGCTCCCTGTCATCTGCTATCTTAAATAAGACCTTGCCTCTTTTAAATAAAGGCAATTGCCAACATAATGCCCGTTTAAATAAAGAGCATAAAAATTATTCCCAGTTTTTACAAACGATTTATTTCCTTGTTTAATTTCAACGCCTTTTTTTACTCTCATTTTGTCCCCCTTTTGTAATTGCTAATGATCTCTGCGCTTGCCTCTGCAATTGTTATGTCGTTAGACCGCAATTTGCAGTATATAGCGTAGTTAGCTTGTAATCCCAAAATAGCTTGTTCCATGTAATCCCTCGCTTTCACTCTGTATTTTTCAACACGGCTTGTGACGTGCTTTGGCTACATTACAGACAGGGACTATGCCCTGTCGAATGATTATTCAAAATTAACTATTGTTTTTTCGGTATTTCTATATGATTGTTTTTCAATTAAGAAGTCTCTAATTTCATCTTCATTTGTCATTCCAATTATTCCAGCTTCATAAAAATTGCAATAATTGCCGTCTTGCCAAACTTCATCTTTTTCAAGATTAACTGTTATAATATTCATATAATCCCTCTCAATTCAAGTAATTCATAGACGCTCAAGCGTCCGTCTCCATTATTAAGTATAGCACATTTTACTATCTTGTCAACAGTTATTTTAAAAATAATTAAAATATTTTTTAGTGTATGATAAAGTATACAGTATTGAGTTTCTTCTATATAATATAAAAAAATAATGCAGGATGATTAGTCCTGCATAGGAGTTTCGAAATGAAAAAAGCTAACTCTATCGGGAGATAGAGATTTTATTTTTATAAAAATAATCACAAATATAATAACCGCCAATAGCACAAACAACGCCTACAATTATAATTATAACTGGTAAAAATACAGGTAAAAATATTTTATAAAAATTATTACGGGCTGTTGCTTCTATCAATTTTTGCTGAATATTGTCTGCATTCTGCGTCAAGCTTGTCACTGATGTCTTTAATTCTTCTACTTGTTTCTGAAATGTCAATACTAGATTTTCCGAGCTCGTCACTTGTAATTTTAATTTGTTTATTTGACTCTTCAAATTTTCTGCTTGTTGAATAAAGGTCTTTGATTCCTGCTTGAGCATTAAGTTTATTGATTCTATATTCTGTATATAACTTACTGTTAGCTTCCATTGATTTAAAGAAGGCAAACGATCCGACCGCAATTGTAACCCCTGCGCCAATAAGCAAACAAATACAACAAGAAATAATGAAAGTTTTAATTTTAACCACATTTAAACACCTTTTATTTTTTCTGTTATTTTTTCAATAATCATTTTCCAAAGTATTTTATAAAACATAAAATTTAATGTTATATAAATACATAAGTTTATAAAATAATTATAGGAATTTGTTTTTATAAAAAAAGGTATAGGTATGGCAATAAACACTGTTAAAAAAGGATAAACAAAATGTTCTAAAATTTTAATTATCTTTTCTGACTCTGTTAATTTTATACCAGTTACTATACCCTCAATTAACCATTTTAAAACATTAATTAAAGAGACTGATAAAAAAGACACCCCTAATGTTATTAAAATTTTAATTGTTAAGTCTAATCCAATTAAATTTATTACCCCATTTATTTCAGTCATTTTTTACATCCTTAAGAAATTATTTGTGAGCCTAATATACAATGACAAAAAGCATTTTTATTATTTGGGCAATATCGACAAGGTTCTGGAATATCTGGAAAATTGTAATAATAAATTTTTTTCATCATTTACCGCCTTTTAACTTCTTCATTATAGCAGGGATTGCAAATTTGTCAAAGCAAATTCCACCAATAAATGAAGCAATGCAAGCAATTAAGAAAATAAGAAAAACAAACATATTAACCTCCAAAAGTTATTTTAATTATAATAGATAGGCAGTATCTATTTATAATAGTCTATCTATTGTTTTACCGTTGTTATTCATCAAATACGTTTCTTTTGCTGAATATATTAACCTCATATCACTTCTTTCATTATTAAAAAGCCAGATTATAATAGTAGCTATCATTTCAGGATTACTTTTATCTTCATCTCTTACCTGAAAATCATAGACATCATAACCTAAATTAAAAGCGTCTTTAAGTGTCATTCTTCTATATTCGACTTCTTCCGCTTCATAATAATAATACCCATCTTTTTTGTCATTTTCAATTTTTACTATCATTCTTTGCCTCCTTTCTTTTTATCTTTCTTTCTGCCTATCTATTTAAAAGTTATTTTAATTATATCTAAAATAGTTGTCGGCTGTTTTATCTTGCCGTCATAACTATCAATGTATGATCTATCCGGTTTACAGATAAGTGAATAATGACCAGTCTCATTATACTTTGTCTTGATTATATAATAATCATTTATACTCTTAATGTCAATTGAACCTATATAATTTTTTGATTCTGATTTTATTCCAAGTATCCAGTTAATTACTTCCGGTATTTGAAATGATTCTTTGCCAAAACAATCTTTTTTAGTAAGTTCAATATCACCATTATTTTTATCCAGGTAAAATAAACATAAATAACCTTTATGTTTTATCATAAGATCATTAAGCTCTTTTATATTTAAATACTTTTTACCAGCATTAAATAGATTAAAAGCGTTTAATTTTGCAGTTAATAAGCAACCATACATTTTAATTATATCTGGCTGATTTTGCCATTTTGGAAATGTCATAATTTCATTTGCAAACTCATTGGTTTGATACTGCATTTCAACGCCGTTAATTTTCATAAATCACCTCATTTCTTCATATTATGATAAAGTACGCTCTCTATTTTCAAGTCTTCTAACAATCTATCAGTATTCGCAATAAGACAAGCAGTTAATTCCTTACCGCCAAGTCGAAACCAAGCATTAATCGGCATGATGACCTTGCTATTATCGTAGTTATTTATCAATACCTTTTTCCCCTCTTTTATAAAAAGATCAGCCGTGTTTAATTTAAACTTGTCCCAGTCCGCTTTATTCTGATAACGATACAAATCGTTATCTAAAATATACCTATCGACCGTGATATTATCGCACGAATCATTCATTGCCATGACTATTACTCTATAGTATTTTACGTCATTGTTAATTTGATCTTGACTAATTATAATGTTTTTTTCTTGACAATACAACAATAATTTTTCTTCATAAAGCGCACCAAGATCAATCAGTATCCGCTCTTTCATGTCTTTTGCATAATTGACCTGAGTTTTAAGTTTAATCCGGTTATGAGCTATAACTTTTTCATAACTATCCCGTGTAATTGTCCCCCAGGGCGTTACAATGGTAAAACCAAACCATGCAATTATTATGGCGCATAGAATGCCTATCATAATCAGGATCTTCCAGGCGTCTAAGTTCTTAAAAAAATCATTTAGTTTCATTTTATTTCCTTTTTTGTTTTTTTTGTTCAAAATAATTTCTTTTAGTTTAATTTTATCTTTTATATTCAAAAAACACTCTATAATAATAATCCTGTGCTGCTAACCCAACCAAAGCCCCAGCATTAGATATATAAGGAAAAAAAGCACCCGCAGTTTGTATCTTTACGCTTAGAGAATTTATTTCAACGTAAGAATGACCTCTTGCCCCACCCGAAGTATCTGTCATATCAATCCCTTGAACAGGTATTATAGACCCAATTTCACTGTTTGAGCTATTTATTTGTATTTTTATATTAAATTTATTTATATTTTTATTTAAATTATGAAAAATATAAAAACTTTTCCCTTTCGCACTACCAGTACTTTCATTTACTGTTGCAGTTGAACCGCTTAATGATCCTATAATTTTATAATCATTCGGACAAACGCCTGTCGTTCCTGTGCTTGTAATTTCAACATTAGATAACTGTAATTCTGTAGAAGTTGCACGAATTAATCTCCCCGTTAAAAATGTTCCAGCAGCACTTGATCCTGAACTTGATACCGTTATAGTCTCTCCAATTATCCATGTTGAACCAGTGCTTGAATATCCATCGTATAAAAAAACTAAGGCACCTAAGCCAACATTTGACCAATCATTATTATTAATATTTCCAGTATCTATAGATGTTAAGATAGATTTAATATACCATTGAGTACTACCTGCATGAAGCTTTATATAATCATATTGTGACCATAATAAAGAATAAGTACTGCCTTCAATTAATCCATATATATATAAATTTCCTGCATTATCTTTTAATTTGTATTCAATTTCCATGCCTATATTAGACGCTGGGTCTGGTAAAGTCCTTGAAGTGCTACCATTAGTTGTTGAAACTTCAATAAAATTTTCATGCCTTGAAAAAACATACCAGTAACTAGAATTACAACATAATTGTACAATGTCATTTTTTTCATAAATATATCTTGACGTTGCTCCCGTCCAAAAAGTTCCATACATTATACATTCAGTTGTAAGGTTATTTATATTAAAGTTTTTGCCATAACATTCTGAACTATTAGGCAATGTAAGACTTGTTGTATTACAGATAAGATATTCATCAAATTGAGTTAATGTATAAGCAGTTGAAACGTACTTTATATCTTTGCGATTAGTTTTATTAAAAACTTCTAACCCTGATAAGGTATTAGATAACATTGTAAACTTACATAAAGCCCTTTCATTATCTGTAGAATAAGGAACTAATCCCTTTGCAGAATTATAAGTAAAAGTCTTTGTTGAACTTATGCCTATATATGCACGCCCAAGACTCGTACTTGTTATATCTTCCGCACCTCGGCAATACATATAATAAGTAGCGTCTACGCCTGTCGATAGACAGTTAGTCGAATCCCAAGTATATGATTGATCTGTAGGAGTATAAGCAGCTTCGCCCTCATAGTTAGCAATAGTTTGAGATGCAGGAAATACAGTATTTCCAGAGGCGTCCGTACTTAAAATTCTATTAACTTCCTTATAAATTTGAAAAGCTGAATTTTGCTTTAATGTTGGCGGATTATTGCCATTAAGCTGAATATCTATATATTCATATCCTGCCAGTAATGCACGGTGATATAAGTTATGGCTTATAGCCCAGCACCATGTATCATCGTTATATCTTCCAATTGTTAGCATTAAATATCCTCACTTATAATTTTTAATTCACAAAAACCTCTATTTATTGATGTACTAACAAAATATAAAGGTGGAGCAGCCGTAGCAAAAAAGCTTGTGCTTGATCCTCCGTCTAAATTAAAATAAATTACAGTTGATGCACTTGTAATTAAATTAACTTCACCTTTTATAGTATAAGTTGTCGTTGGAGAATAATTTATAGGAAAAACTTTATTTTCATTATCATCTGTAATATAACAATTAAATAAATATCTATTATTTGTTGAATTATTTAAAAAAACCCTAACTGTTTTGCCTTCATAAGCAACCATATTCCAAGCACCAATATCAAATAAATAAGAGTTTGATTTTACTTTTATACATTCTGAACTATTATAACTAATATAGGTAACTGTCGAATAATAATTTACACCAACATTATAATTATTATCAATATCATTAGCATTAGAACTTGAAATAATACTTGTTACAAATCGTCCGTGATAAGCTAATACATCCCCAGCACTATTAGACCCAACTCCGACATGAGCTTCAAGTCTTGCAGGGGTATTTGATTGACTCGGAAATATCTTATAAGTATTTGCCGACAAAGTACCATTATACGCTACGCGTGTCAAAAACGTCGTTGTATTAACATTCTTAACTATAAATGTAGAATTGCCAGCGTCTATACCAGCATAGTAAGGCTCACCTGGCAAGTTTATCATATATCTAGTTGCCGTACTATTTGGAAAATTAGGACTTGACGGAATTGTCAAATCATCAAATATTGTTGTACTTGACCCTGTGCTACTTGTTGACTTCCAGTAAAAAGTGTCAACTATGGAATTATCCACGGGGTCTCTCTGACTATCAAAAAAAGGCATAATTACTCCTGCTGTGAAACTTCAACGTCTCTAACTCGTTTTTCCATTGTAAATAATAAGTCATTTAAGAATGGATTAAACTCTCCGAGTTCGGCATCGTATAAAGTTAAATTTTCTTTATCTAAATCGTAATCTAATTTAATTACATTAGCGTCATAAAATCTATTTTGAAAAGCATATAATCTAATATCATCAATATATAATGTTGCATCTGTATAACCAGTAGACAATCTTGATATTGCAAAATATCTAAAATCATCTGTAACATCTAATTCTATTAAATTCCATGTTGCTATATTTCTTATCAAAATAGATTGATTACTACAAAATAAATCACAAGCCGTCGATAAAATATTTGCAGAATAAGCACCGTTACTATAAGCACCTTGACTATAGCCAGTTCTTGTCTTACCAAAACTTGCCTGTAAATAAGTTCCTTGTTTATCTGATTTAAGCATAAAGCTTATTTTTTTTATATTATCATATTTTTGTAATTCTCCAAAGTCATAAATTATAGTTGCATAACTTGGAAAGCTTAAGCTATAATCGCCCTCAACTTTTATATTATCTTCTAAACTTATCTCACCATACCATTTAGCGGTTGAATCACAAGAAATTAACTCTTTTAATTGTAATTGACTTCCTGTATAAATTCTAACTTTATCACCTATACTTAAATCAATCTTGTTTATATCAATGCCTTTAACTTTAACATTATCAGGCGCACGTGAAGCGAATATTTTACCATAAGCATAATCTTTACATTCAGTAGAATTTAATCCGCTAGGAGCTGTTAATTTTTGTTCCAATGTTCCGACTGTTAATTCCATATCTGAATATGGATAGTTTGATGAACCGTCTGGAATTGTTGCGATAAAAACATTCTCGCCCGTTGCCGTACTTTTTTGAAATATATGATAACGAGTTGCTTTTATTTTAGTCCAATCTTTTTTATAAGTTAAGGATTGAAATGCTTGACATCCACCGGAATAAAGACTTTTAGAAATACTTGTACTTCTTTTTTTAAGATATAAAAATCCGTTAGCTTCAACTCCCCAGTAAACATCGTCGGTTCGTTCATAGTAATCATCAATAACTTGTTGGCATGGAGTATAATTATATTTAACACCTGAATACACAGTTTCATCTGTATAGTCTGTCATCATACTTTCATTATAAAAAATACCCAAAGAAGTTGACTTATCGTTTAATACTTCAAAAATCATTTCTTTAAAAGTATTATTTGTAAATGTTGTATTTATAAAAATAGTATTAAGTTTATTTGTAAAAGGTGTACATTTTAAACTGTCTGGCTGGGTATATGATGGTATATTATTAATAAAACCTCTATATCGTCTTTGTCCATTGTAACTTATAATTATTTCATTACCATAATAAACAGGAAAATCAATTTGAGAAAACTTTAATGTGGCGTCAATACAACCTTTCTCACCTAAAGAAAATGATACTTTATTTATAGGATTACCGTCTGCACATAAAGACCATTTTTTCATTATACCGCCGTCTTTATAATCCATCTCAATTAACCATTTATATTGAGATTCTGGATAACCCTCTGTATTTAATTGAAGCGTTTGCTCTGATATTTTATCTTCACTTATTTTATACAATTACAATCGCCTCTCATAATATTTAATATTTAATGTCCCTGCTTGTGCTTTAACATCAAACGTATTTAATCCCGCTTTTAATGAAAAAGGTGTCGAATCTATATGAAAAAATCCATCGACTTTATTATTGTTAATATACATTTCTAATTCTGAATTACTTGTGTATATATCAACCACATCCCCAGCTGTAAAACTATAGTCTACATGGAATCCGTAATTAGTATTTAATTTAACTTCTAAACTTGTCCATGCTAACGTTGAAGTAAAACTAAATATTGGAAATACTTTACATCCTGTTATAATAACACTCGTACTATGTACTACCGTTGAAGCAATTGCAAATGTACTATTCGTTATAGTAGTACTTGCAAAGTATGGATTAGCCATATACATTTCAAAGTTTATTGATTTAACATAATTAAAATCTCTAGTCTCAAAACTTTCGCCGCCTGATAAAAAAGGTGTTACTTGTGTAATACCATTAAACGAAGTCGTCGGCTGCCATCGTAAATAAATAGTCTCATAGTTAGGTTTTGTAAACCAGTCAATAAAAGTTTGTCGTCCATTAAAATCAGTTCTTACAAATGATCTTGATATTTTTGCCTTTCTTCCCGCTAAAGAGCCAACGCCCGTTATAATTCCGCCATCGCCTATAATCGTTTCCATTTTATAAGACATTTCTGGAAGTCCAGTTTCAAATGAAACAAAATAATCATCTATGTTAATGCTTGTTGTATCATTTTCTAAAGTATACATCTAACCTCTAATACGCTAAAAGATTTTCTTTATTTTGGTTACCTAATAACCATGTTTTTAAAATATCTCCGTCAACTATTAAATTGATAGTTTGACCGCCTCCGCCTCCACGCCCGTCCGCTAACTCCATAAATCTTAACATCTGATCTTGATTAAGTATTGCCTCAGGGTTCGAGTTTTCACCTGCAAGTATCATCGTACCCGCTGCCGTACCGCCTATTATACCGCCCGTTGCAAATGCCGGAGCTTCAGGAGGTTTAGCCGTAAAGGTTTGACTTGCCAGTGTAGCAACGGAAGCGACAAAAATTCCGGTTAATACGCCCGTCATTACGCCACCCATTATAGCGCCTGCTATCGGGCCTAAAGACCAAACATTAGCCCATAACATTACTAAACCAAGCAAATAGCTCATAGTTGCCGATACTATTTGCATTGTTTTGTTGATCTCAAATTGTTGCTTATCAAGATTATATTTAGCCTTTGCCATTTTATAATCACTCATAGCCTTTTGTTTATCGGCATCAAGTTTAGCCTTTTCAATTGCCTTTTCTTTTTTTAATTCAGATAATGATTTTTCAATATCAGCTTTTTTTTGTATATCGGTCTCGGCTGCAAGTTGAGTTTCAAGACTTGCTATTTCAGCGTCTCTTGCCTCTGCTTTTGTTAAACCATCGTTTTCTATTAATTCAATTTCACGTTCTAACCTTTCGTTTATTTTTTCAATTTGCGAATCATGGTGAGCCGTTAAAGCGTCCAATTGATCTTGATAGAATTTATCTGTACTTGCTTGGATTAGAGACATCATAGAATCAAATGCTGAGCCTACAGCTTGTGCTATGCCTGTAATGGCACCCGCTAAATCTCCGCCTTTAAATGAAGCCGTAATTTTACTCATGCTTTCACCAACTGATGAAGCTGTAGTACCTAATATGTCTACAATAGAATTGCCAGAATCCGCATAAGCCTGTACTACAATATTAAGTTCTTCTTTTGTTTTATCACTATTAGGAGACATATCACCAGTAGGTTTATCGGTTTCTCCGCCCGCAGTTATTGAAGTTTTACCAGATAATTTATCTTTAATACTATTTGTTGAATCTACAATTGTTTGTTCATAATCTTTTGTCCAACGTTTAGTATCATTAAGTATATCTTTACCCGAACCAATAACAGCATTTCCAATATCCTGAAATGTTTTTATTGCACCGTCTTTTAATGAATCAAATGAAGTGTCTGAAATTTTCTTTTTAATGTTATCTGCAAATTTTGTAAAGCTATCACCTATCTCACTAATCTTTTTATTTGCAGCCGTCCAATCTCCTGTAATTAAAGCCTTCCCAAATGTAGCGAGAATTCCTATTCCATTTTTTATAGCAAGCGCAATATTTAAAATTCCAGTTACCACTCCATTTATTATATTACCCCAAAAACTAAAAACTAATCCTAAGTATTTTGAGATTGTCGATAATGCAAACATAACAGGCGTCAAAACATTTATTCCAGATGTTAACTTTCCTACTTTAGTAGTAATCGTCTCTATAACTTTACCAAATCCTTCCTCAAAAGATTTTTTTAGATCATTTCCTACGTTAGCAGCGGTTTGGAATATAGCCGATAATACTCCACCAACATTAGCAATTGATTCTATCCCTTTTGCGCTCGTTATAAAATCTGTTATACTATTTGTAGCATCTTTCATTGCGGTTACTATATCAATACCAAACACGGCTATGATACGCCCAGCTTCTTCTTTAAGATCACCCTGTGCATTTTGTAATTGTATTAACTGCCCGGTGAATGTTTGGGCTTCATCTTTTGCAATCTGTAAACCCTTAGCCATTGCTTGTTGAACAATTGCCTGTTTTTGTGTCTCATCTTTAGTAGTTCTTAATGCCGGAATGTATCGTTGCAACATATCATAGTTATTTTGTGTTGCAAGCACCGTTAATTTTGTTGCTGTATTAAGATCAAGATTAAAGGCTTTTGATAAGCCTATTGCTTGTAAGGATGTGTTGTTAAGAGCTTCATCTGCAATGCCCATAGTTTTGGCAAGTGTTATAGTTTGCAATACTGACTCATCTTCAATAGTAGTTGTTCGCTGTATTTCACTTGCAAATTTTTTATATGAATCTATATTTCCACCAATTACCGTCTGTAATCTTCGCTCTGTAATTTCAGTTTCTTTAAAAGCATTAATTAATTCAGTAACTGTTTGTACTGCAATTTGAAAGCCTTTTTTTAATCCTTCAATTGCTAATTGTGCGGTAAAAAAAGATTTACCAAGATTAGCATTTGCTTGAGTCGCTTTATTTATTTGTCCTTGCATCTGATCAAAGGCAGTTTGCAAGTCTGTTATATCACCAGTTATCTTAACATTAATGCTGCCTGCATCCACTAATATTCACCTCGTAAAATCTTTTCTCGCATTTCCTTTGCATAAGGACTTAACTGTTTACCTGTGTTCACATATTTACTAATAGGTACAGATTTAACATTCTCTTTTTGTTCTCTATTCGGGCGTTTAATATTCTTAATATCGTCCGCACGCTCATTAAGCCATTTTAAAACAGTATTCCAAGTCCCCAGCAATTCCCACCATTCTAAACTATACAAAAGCTTTGACGGTGTCCAATCATGCTGATAAACTTCCCTTATCAATATATTTGCAATTTCAAAGTCATCTATTTCGGATTCTCTGTTATGTTTTCTACCGTTTTTTTTTGCTCTAATCCTGAAATACTTTGCATTGCAGTTATTCTATTTGTTACAAATTTAATTATAACCATAAAACAGGCAATCAATTCAGATAGACCTATTTCATCAAAAATATCTTCTTTTACATTATTACCATTTTTTTTAAAATTTAATGTTCCTATTATCCAATCTTTCATTCTTTGTAATTGTTCATCTTTGATACTAAAAAAATCTTTAAACACTTCATTATATTCTGGTATTCTCATATAGATGTCTTTCTCAATAGGGTAAGGAATACCCTTAATGTAGTAGGTATTCTCCCCTATCGTCAAAGATATTCCGAGTTTTTCAAAATCATTAAAGTTAATGTTATCCATAATTTCCCCTATTGTTTTATCAGACAGTTGTTTGAACTTCTATCTTAAATTGTTTTTTACTACTATAAGTAAAGCTTTGATGTTCTTTTGCTTCAAGTGTGAATTTAATATCTTTATACTCACCCGAACCGCCAGCTTTATCATTTAGTGATCCACCGGATACATATTCGACCCTTGGATAATAAGTTGTGATAGTCCTATTATCAGCCTGGATAGTATATACCTTTAACATAACAGGTGTGATCTCATCTGCCCCACCATGCCATAAGATATTACTTGCTTTAGGTACAAAACTATAAGCATTTACTATCGCCTGTGTTGAACTGAATGCACCAGTCGAAAAAAAGATAATGCCATAATTTTTATTTACATCTTGAATAACATCGTAATCTTGTTGCAATACATAAGTCGAACTACCACTTATTATAATACCTGTTGGTATAATTGGAATAGTTGCGCTCGTTGTACTCCAAGATTGATTAGCAAATGCAATAAATTGATCTGCGCTTTTTGCTGCCGCTGCATAAGTTTCACTTGCGCTTGTAGAGCTACCCGTTACTATTTGAGCCTGTGCTGTCCCTCCCAATAACTTATTATAATTAGTGGGTGATAATTCCTGAATGGTTAGATTTATAGTTTCTGCCATTTTAGAAATTATTTGCGTATGCTGCACATTTTGAGAAGGCGGTTGCTGTGTTTCAATTTTTGATTCTCTTGAAAATTCTGCTAAAGACCCAAGATTAGTCCATGAAGCACCTGTCAATGATGTTAACGCATCATTTGTCATACTTGTAGAATAATCTGCTATATAGACAATCTCATCCTCGCTATATAATTTATCCGCATCTTGTACCGTATTTTGATAAGCCATTATGACCTCCTATTTTTGATAATTAATCCTTATATCGAAAATTCCGTACCATACGGAATTTACTTCATCCCTAAGACTAGGAATAAAATTTAACAATCCAATACTTTCTATTTTTAAATCACTTGATGATCCGTATATCCTAGAAGTTGTTCCATCAAATAAATTATAAATATTTTCCATAAGTGTTTCACATTTTTCTTGTGTTGTTTCTATCCCTTTTAATGTTATCGACGCTTTCCTAAATTTAATATTTGTCGGTTGTGCTAATAACTTATATGTAATCGCAGGTATATCACTATAACTACTTATATCAGGTGTTATATTTGACGTTATTCCTGTAATTGTTGTAGATGAAGCTAATCTATTATATATATAAGTACCCAACATCATATTCTTAATGTCTCCGTTTTACCTTTACCCCAAGGACTATTTAAAATCTTGTTTAAAGGTCTATATATAGCAGCAACGATTTTATCTTCGTTCTCATATAATGCCGGTCTCATAAAAGGAATTCTTCCAACATTTTTAGGATTATGAGGTGGATTCATTTCTTGCCCAAATTCGACATAAGGCGCATATTCAAGATTATTCCAAACAGTTCCTTCTAATTTTTCTTCATCCACTCTCATCTCGTTATTGTTTTTTAAAGCACCCGTCATTACAGGCGTATCTCTAACCGTCTGCGAATGAACTATATTTGTTGCTATATATAAACCCTGTACAATAGCTTGTTTAATTTTTTCAGCCATATTTTCTTGTGATGTTTTTGTTACTTCAATTTTAAAGCTCATGTGCTTTTTATCTCCATCAATATTTCCATGTGATGACCCCATATTTTTGGAGCGTCAATTATATTATAAAACTTACTGTCATAATAAATTCTATCAGTCTCTATAATATCTGCGATATCACAAAAAAATATTTTATTTTTCCTGTAAGCATCTATATTGTTTATGGCAGATTTACTACCGCTTAAATTTTGAAAGCTTCCTATAATATCTAAATGAGTCGAATAAGTTTTTATTTTTTCTCCGCCCGCTCCAATTGTAGTTGTACTTCTATATACAACTACCGAGTCGGTTTTATATCGGCTTACCATGTCCCAACTTTCCTTTTCAATCCACTTATTAAAGCGTTTGGATAAGTACCATATTGACTCATACCGTTATCTCTATAGCTTACAGAATAACTGCCTAAGCTTTCGCTTGCTATATCGCCCGTTACTGTAGTGGTATTTTGACATAAATACCATATCATTTTACTCGCTATCATTTTTAAATAATCAGGAAAATTGCATCTATATATATAAGTGCTTAAATCATAATTAGTACTTGATTCATTTTTTATTGCCGTTTCATTAACAACCAATATATGCGAGCTTGTTATACTTGCAATACTAAACGTTCTATTGTTATGATAACTATTTACTATATCTATAGTATCACCTGCAAAATATTCGCTTAAAAAAGAAGATGTCGAATCAGATGACAGCGTTATAGTCTTTGCTGTGCTAGAGAACACAATACCGTCATCGTATAACCAATGATAAGCATCATGCCATCTATGACCAGTATATTGGAATATATCTGATTCGACAGTCGACAGATAAGATGCAATAAGTGTATCATAAATTGTTGAAGTTATATTTAATAATGTTTTGCATTCTGTCGTTGTTACTATCATTTCTTTTTTTTCTTTCCTGCTTTTGACATAGCAATAGCTACTGCTTGTGATTTTTTCTTTCCTGATTTTATCTCTGTCGCTATATTTTTACTTATAGTCTTTTTACTTGATCCTTTTTTTAAAGGCATTATTTACCCCCTATGTTCTTGTACTATATTCCTCATACCAGTAAGCAGCTAAAGAGCCAAACCCCCCACCAGATTTATCTATAGCACGAATTAAATATGTTGTATTTGTCTTTAACACAAACTCTAATAATGGAGGCATAACTCCGGCACCAGACCTATTAGAATTAGTTCCTGTAGAACCTATTAAAATATCCTTTATAATTGATGCCTGTGTACTTGTCGCTGTGCTTCCAATTGGATAAGTAGAATTTGTATAAATAGTCATCGCGCTCGTATGAGTAGACGACCTTTTTCTATTTATTGCACTTAAAAAAGCAGTACTCATTGTCATTGTCGTTGGACTTTCTAAAACTACTACCTCACATATTCCGCCTGAAAAGTTAATACCAAATTCTTTTAAATGAATTACGGTTGTAGCCGGAGTTATAAATGAGATGTCAATCCAACTTGATGCACCAATAGCCGAACTTACTTTATAAGCAGAATAAACATCGCCTCTGTGTATTTCATTGTGTACAGAATCAATAACGCTTATAGAATTTGAGTCTACGGCTATAGTTCTTTGAAGTAAATTTGATTCACTCATACTTTACCTACTTATCGCTCATTATAGCAGTAGAGCCTACTCCATCAACTTGATAATAGATACTCATCGCTTGCAACCAAAAATCAGCCGAAAAATCATCGGTACTTCCAGAGCTTAACCTTGCTATACAACCGCTTACAATTGACCCTACTTCTAATGAAGTTGTTGCAATTGCAGTAAAATTAGTTGTATATAATTTTAAAGCAGAACTTCCGGTTGTACTTATAGTTATAGATTCTTCTGTTGCTGTACTTGCAAATGAAGCATCTTGATTTGTCCACATATAACTAATAAGCATTCTAACTGCTTGTGTACTACCAGTAGAGCTAGTTGTCAACCAATGTATATATGGGGTTATTGCTGTCCCCTCTTTATAATCAGTAGGCATAATTGCCTGAAAACCTAACAACTCACTTTTAGTAGCATCAAATGACCATGCCTTTTGACCTACCGCACTTGACAGTACGCCCGTACTAGCAAGCCATATTTCATAATACGCCGTCTCTGTTGAAGCGTTAACTAATGTTACTGGTAATATTTTATACCATGTGCTTGTTAAATTTATGTCTGAAACATTAAGATTTACAGTATCTACTCTTTTATAATCTGCTTCTAATCCTCTTCCGTACATTTGTACCTCCCTTAAAAGATGACGTCATTTTTTTTTGACTCACCTCCAAATGTTCTCAAGAAATACATGGCGTCTTCTTTAGCTCCTTGTAACTGGTTAATCTGTGCTTGTAATTGCGCAGTACCCTGGTTAAGTTGTGCTTGTAAATTAGCCATTCTTGTATTAAACTCGTTAATCCTATCTCTAATTTTTCTAGTCTGGTCAGTCATATCTTGCCAACCATAGAGATAATTAAACTTTAAAATATCAGCTGCAGGATGAACATATACCTTTATGCCTTTACCCCTTGCAATACCTAAATAATATTCTAAACAAGGTCTTTGATAAAAATACTCTTCATCCATTAAAAGATGAATGCCGTAAATATGAATCTCTTCATATTTATTTTCAATAGCCATTGCTACCATATAAGGTAACGAACTCGATAAATAATCAGCCTCGTATTCAAATCCTTTATTTACCTTGTATATATCTCGTATTTCTTTTAATGGATAAGCTTGACTATTAGCAAACTTAGCATCTTTTTCTTGTAAAAATAAAACTGCATTTGGAAATCTATGGAATGGAGCATTATCTTTTTCCCAAATATCTTTGGTATGAATTTCAAAGATAGCATCAAGCCTTGACACTTCTTTTAAAAAACAACAATGCGCTACACCCCATACGTCAAAATCAGGGTTACCAAAGGGAGCGTCCTTACACGAGGGCGCAGTCCCCAAGATAACAACCTTTTTTTTAATTGCAATTTTAAATGGATTAAATCCTTCTTCAACTTTACTTTTCTTTTGTTCAACAACTGTCATAAAATTTTCCTTAAAATTTAATTGCTACGGCAAAAGCCAAGCATAAAAACTAACCAATGTACTACAAGTAGAATCAGAGTCTATCTGTAATGATCCGTTTGTGCTTGCGAATCTAAATCCTTCAAATGGTCCGAATACTCTATATTCACTTGATGCAATAGAAGTGCTTAAACTTCCAATTCCTTTACCTGCCCAGTCAGTACCAGAGCTAGCCGCATTTATTGTAATAGCTGCCACCCCTGTATCTGAATTATAGCCAAGTAAAAATAATTTGCTAAAATTGCTTGCAGTTGCTTCCCATCCTGCACCCGCTGTAGTAGCGGCAGAAACAACGGAAGTACAACTTGCATTTATTGTTAAATCTGTAACCGTAATTGCTGTTCTTGCCATTATCTATCCTCCTTATGACTCGGCTGTTTTGTCAGCGAATAAACAGGCTGTTATATCAGTCTGTACTATTCTGCCACCATAAACATATAAGCCTCTTACTTTATCTGCAAAGATATTTTGATCTCTCAATGCTTCAATGTTTAAAAGTTGCTCTGCAAATGTAAATGATTCTTTGCCGATACCACAAATTATTTTGGTATCTGCCCATGCGGTAGAATCTTTATTTACATTGTTTGAAATATAAAAATCAAAACCATAAGCACGCCCTAAATAACCATTGTTATAAGGGGATGTATTATCAGTTAATGATTTAATTCCTGCTAATGTAATTTTCGTTAAAACCCAAGGGGCTATAACTGCATAACGACCCATTAAAGGTGCATTTGCTTCATTCATAAGCTCATTAACCATTAAGAACTCGTTTTCAACGTTGCTTGATGTCATATCAACAGGGCTTGAACTTGAATTTCTTGATATGCCACATTGAACATATCTTGAAGCAAGATATTGATCCGCTGCATCACCAAGTCTATACGAAGCCTTTCTCATTGCCTCATTCATAAACTCAACTTCTGATTGAACCTTATCAATATCATCAACCCTAAAGTCAAAATATTTTTGCTGATCTATATCAAGCATTAAATCCGCACTATCCAAGAATTGGCTTGTATTTGCGCTTGTTGAATTTTTTGTATAATCGTTAATTGTTATATCGCCGATTTGAGATATTCTAACTCTATCGCCAGCTTGTTTAATTTTACCTTCGTAATTTTTATTTGCTAAATTAGCATAAACAAGTTGTTTTTCTTTTGTTAACAAAAGCTTTGCTTCCCAAAATTCGGGAATAAAATTATCTAAAGCCATTATGACCTCCTATTTTGTCATTGCCGTATCAAATTTATCTATATTTTTTTTGACCCAATCAGCACCATTCTCTTTGGCAAGTTTTTTCAAATCCTCCATAGAATATTTATTTTTATCTTTATTACCAGCACTATTAGGAACAGGGTTTGATGCCTTAAGTCTTTTATTTACCTCATCTTCTACAATCTTTTTAATCTTATCATTTAATTTCTCAATATTTTGCTCATAAGTTTCTATATCTTTACCCGCAACTATATCAAGAAATTCGTTATCCCATTTTTTTTCAAATAATAATTTTGATTTTTCAAAGATCAAGTTTTTTTCTTCGAGCTCAATTGCTTGACGTTTTAATTTCTCTTCATACTCTGCCTTTTGAATTTCTTCAATCTGCTTTGAAGATAAATTTTTTTCTCTCTCTTTTTTTAATTCAGTTTCAAGCTTAACTTTTTCGGTATTAATTCTATCAAAGTTTTGAGAGTATTTTTTTACAGATTCTTTAAGTTTCTCAAACTCGACAACGTCTATTGTTGTTGTTGTTGAATCACTTGTTTTATCCGGCTGTGTATCCTGATTAGTATCATTAGTATTATCAGTCTGCCCAGCATCGCTAGTTGTATCACCGTCCGGTGAATAAAAAAACATTTCTTTATTTAACATATATTTCTCCTATTGAGTCCTCCCTTTTGTAAGTTAGTCCTCTATTATTTCATTATAATAAGCACATCGGCACGATACATCATGACTAGGATCACCGCTTAATCTGGGCGCTAACATTATAACCCCATCGCTAAAAGTAAAATATCCATCGTCATCTGCATATTGTCCGTCTTTTGCTTCATGTAATGGTCTACTATCTTTGACATGATAACTATAAGACCATACCTTACGAACTTTCAATCCCTTTTCAATCATCTTATCAGTTGCTTCAAGCTGTCCTTGACTCATAGCTCTAAGCGTTTCGGTTCTTGCAATTGTAATTGCCCTTTGCGCTGACATATCTATTTTCTCTTTAATAGCCTTTGAAATTTCCTTAACCCCTTTGCCTTGAATTAACCCGGTTGTTATTTCATTACTAATTTTAGTCAAATCTGTTTTTGTCAGATTTTTCATACTGTCTTTAAAATTAGCATTAAATAATGGATTCTCAATACTTGCTTTAACAGCCTCAGTAATTTTAGATATATCAATACCAAACTCTTTTAAGCTATCCACATAAGCCTTGCCAAAAACAGTCTTACGTATTTTATTGATTAAATTATAATTACTTGTTTGAGTATCTTTTAATAAAATCTCAATGTCTTTTTTCATTACATTTAATCTATCATATTTACGAATATCATTTTGAGTTAAAGCATCTTTATTATCAAGCTTTAAAAGCTTATCTCTAATTTCTTTTAAAGCTTGCTTATAGTTTAAAACCAAACTCTTTTCTATTTGTTTCAAAGAACGTTTAGAATAATCTAATATTTTATTCGCTGTCTTTAGCGACATCTGTATCTTCCTGGTTATTAGATTGGTCTATATTATTATCTTTATTTTTATCGTTATTATTGTCATCTTCATTAAACATATTATCAATATCAAATTCTTTTTGTTTTTCTTCTTTCTCTTTTTTTATTTTATCAATTTCTTCTTGCGCATTTTTGATAAATGGCAATAAAGACAATACAGTCTCTAAAGATAACTTATCCCAAACCTTAACAGCGTTATCAATAGCCTCTGTTATATTATCAGGAATATTCCTTGTAAAAGTTGTATTTATATTTAAATCTTCTAGCCCCTCATTTTGTATCTTCAAAAATTTACTTATTAGCTCTATTCTTCTATCCAAGCCCTCTTTAAAATAAGCCTCTTTATGAGCACATAGATTCTCAAAGTCCATAAGTTTATATTTTATAGCTACGCCTGAGGCGGTGCCAAAACTTTCATCTCTAAAATTAGGTACATGAGAATGCTTTTCAATATTCTCTTCAATAGTTTTTTTACACTCTTGAAAAAAAGCAACCGGTATTTCTTTTGTTAAGAATTTTATATCACCGTCATTATCTATTTCAAAAACACGTAATTTTTTAATTCTATCTTGAGCGGCTCTAGCCTCTTCGGTATTACCGCCTAAAATATAATTTTTGAATATTAAATAAGCAGCTGCAAATCTATCCATCTCATTTGCACTATCAGATATAAGCTTATCATAAAGAATTATTAAAGATTTAACAGGCTCATAATCTGCAATATAATTTTCATTGTTTTTATATATTACAAATGGTATATCACCATATATATTTATGTCTTCTTTTTCTTGTTTAATAATACTTTTTTGAGTTTTATTATATTCAAAATATAAAATCTTATCTGTAAGATATAATTCAACATTATAAATATTATCATTGTTTGGATTTTTACCAGTGCTATAAAACCTTATAACTGCGATTAACTTTTTTTCAATAGAATAATCATAGATAGGTATAACTTCCTGAGGTTTTAATACTGCAAAATGCGGCAAGGTTTTATCTGTATCATCTTGCTTATTATAAAGTATCTCAAATGCAATACCATATTTACTTTGATATTCTCCAAGTTTAGCATTATGATTGTCTTCGTGATTTTTACTGTATATATCAAGCAAGCTATTAAACAGTTCTTCATTGCCCGTATCTTCAATATTATAATTTATATTCCCAGATTTAAACATATAGCCTTTTACTGTCTCTGTGATAGTTCTAGCGTTAGGTATATGTATGTCATTATCCGGAGAGTCTTTATCTATATCGTGTGATACTGATGTATTATTGCCAAGATAAAACTGTTCATCTTCATCAAACTTATCTATAAATATTGCATGATTTTCTATTATTGTTTTAATTGTAGACGAGAGATCACTATCTAATATTGACGGGTCTATTTGTGGATATTCTAATATTTTGATTTTAGCTGTAATATCGCCTTTCAAGCAATACTCAAAATGCGGGACTATCTTTTATGATAGTTTTTACCGATATTTAATACAGATCTCTTTTTAAAGAGTTAAATATTTTTCATAATAATGCTTACCACAGCACTATTTTTATCCTTATTCACATTGATAACTATTTCAATGTAGTTAGAATAATATTGAGCTAATAACAAAGAGTCATTTTTAATCCTGGTTAATAGATCAATCCTGTCTAACATCTCTTCCCTTATTATAAAATATATACATTTAATAGTCAAAGTTTTATCATATACATTTATGTAAATATTTCCTCAATATCTTTATAATCAACCATTTCTAAATTATTTTGTAAAATAAATACTATGTCTTTATCATCGTTTAAAAGAATATCAAAAATCGTATATAAATAAACTTTATTTTTAATCTTAACTTTCATAGCCCTAAACTCCCAGCCGATACAAACCCTGAACTTATAACCTGTTTTTTATCTATGTATTCTATAAACCCTGTAACCGTGTCTGCACAATCGTCATTTTTGTTACTTTTATTTCTCATAAAGCTTTTAATTAATTTAGAATATTCCGGATACTTATAATGCCAGCCAATAGGATAATAAATCCTTTCTTCTACATTACTTGCATTTGTTAATATTCTACTCATTTTATTTAATCCTTGATGAAACCAATGTATTCTAATATCATATCTTTTATATTTTTCTTTTAATATCCTTTCGACATTCCTTGCAAATGCACGCCCCCCATTATTGGACTCAATCAAAACATCTTTTATGTTATTATTAACCAGCATTTCTGCCGTTTTATTTTCTGTAATCTCTTGTGGTTGTTGAGTACAATAAATATCAGTTATATATCCATCCTTTTTATACTCAATCCCCATAACAGCACAAAGATAATCATTGCCCTCATCGGCAGTATCAATATAAGCGATTCTACGATCTTCTAAATATTCACCCTTATCGTTTTGAGGCAATTTATCATACGTCTTATACTTTTGGTATAAAGCCCCTTTTTTATTTATTGTCATTTGGTGATAATTAGCCTCAAATACTTCTTCTTGTATAAGCCTTTTTTTATCCTCATAACTTTCACGGCTTAACATCTCGGGGCAGAGCATTTCATCTTTTACCTTATCATAAGCTTCAAATTTTAATATATACCATTTTTTAACTTCATTTTCATTGTTAATAAGCTTGCCACAAATATCATTATCTGACCAACGAGTCATGCAGATTATCTCTAAAGCCCCTTCTTCTAACCTTGATAACCAAGTGCCTGTATACCACTCCCATTTTTTCTCTAAAGCAGTTTCATTAACAGCCTCTTCATAATTTTTAACTTCATCATCAATAATAGCAATGTCCATACCCTTGCCTGTTATTGACGAACCAAAACCGCACCCTTTATAACTAAAAAATGATCCCTCTAATGACCATTGATTAAAACTAGCATCCCCTTGTTTTATTTTTGTCTCTGGGAATATATCAGAATAGACAATATCATAAAAATTATTTTTTCCTAAGCAAATTTCATCTCTTGTGTACCGACTAAACGAAGTCGCAAGATCATCGGAATAACTACTAGCAATTATTTTCTTTTTAGCGTTTTTACCAAATACCCAGGTACAAAATAAAACTAATGTTCGGCTTTTAAAAAACCTCGGCGGCATATTTATCATTAGCTTTTTATATATTAAGCCATTTTCATCTTTCAAAGAACCTTCATAAAAAGCCTGTAATGTATTACATAATACCTTTAAATGTTTCCATGATTCTTTATATTTATGTAGTATCTTACAGTATGTCCAAAAATTATCTCTTGCCTGTCTAATTGCAAGCTCACGCTTTAATAATAGTTTTTCATTTAGGCTCATTTACTACTTCATCTATTTCTTTTAGACGTTTTTCTATTTCTTCTTTTGACATTACTTCAATCTTTTGTGTTATCTTCCCAGAATGTTTTAAATCAGCTTGAATATCTTTCTTTTGCCTAAACTTTGTTAGATTAGAGGTTACAAATATCGCAAAGTTACTTTGATATAAACCTTTAAGTCCGTTTATTATTAAAATTGTCTTTTGAATAGCTTTACACCTAGTCATCGACACGGAAAAGTCCTTATATATTTTACGCCATTCATATAAAGTATCGACATGAACGTTTATTTTATTTGAATAACCCTCAAATGTAGGTAAATCACAAGCAACAAGCTTTATTGTTTCTTTTTTAGTCCCATCTTTATATTCAGTTATTTCAGTTATTTCTTTATAAGGATCTATATTAAAATACCTTATAATATCAATACAATATTTTTTATTATATTTAGTAGGGCTTCCTGTCTTTTTAGTATAATTATATTTCTTTTTTTCTTTAGCCATTACCTATCTCTAGCCTTATTATAATCCTTTAATTTAAAATCGTCAATTATTTTTTAACAATTACATCTAAACGCTGACTTATATTATCTATTACATTTTTAACGTAAACAATATTTTCTTCTAAAAAGTTTATATACTTTAATAATTCTAATTTATCAAGCTTTGTAATATCCTCATTATATCCAAAATATTTATCTCTTATATCTTGTTTAGTCATTTTAATATATCTCCTGAAAATTCACTATTTATTATTTTTGCAAGCTCTATGACTTTACTTTCTAACCATTCAATATAATCTTTATCATCAATTGTACATTTATCAGTTTCATTTTTTTTACTATATTCTTTTATATAAAAATTTTGCAATAAATCGCTTTTATCTATATTATTATAATACTCAATCATTTTTATTTATCCAATAAAATAAAAATAACTACCGATAATACAATTGTAATTAAAAAAAGATACCCTATAAGAATAAAACCCATTTCATTAGTCATAATTATTTTACTTCTTTCCCATTATATTCATAATCATATATATAGTCAACTCTAATTTTTAACGCTGTATTATCAGTAAATTCAAATGTTAATACATCATCTTCTTCATTATTGTTATAAAATCTTTTTATATTTTTACCAGATATTAAATTGTTTATCTTATTGCTTATATTATCATTCATTTATAATTCTCCTAATGTATTAAATTCTCATTATCATAATGACACTTACATTTACATATTTTATTTGGATTAAATGTTATTTCTGGAATACCTTTTTTTAAAGACCCTTTTGGTTTATTTTTAATTTGTTTTAATACATATTTTATATAGTTTTTAACCGCCTTATAATATTTTTTATAATTTATCTCTCCATTAGAATTAATATATTTTTCATTAGTAAAGCAACAATTAAACATTTATTATATCCTTAATATAATTAATCTCTTTATTTGTCATCTCTGGATAACATCCGCAATAAAATCCATGATCTGATATATAATCGGCATTTGGTAAATCATAAAACTTTTTAATATATTTATTCCAAAATGGCTGTCTTGTTATGTTACCAGCTATAATAGGTCTTATTTCTATTCCTGCCTTTTCAAATAGCCTTTTGTATTTTTCACAATCTTCTTTATTCTTAAATATAAACGGCAAACAAAAAGCGCTAAATATAGTTAATGCCTTTATCTCTAATATATCAAGATGTTTTATATTTATATTATTAAAAACGTTATCATATATAATTTCACGTTTTTTAACCATCTCATGTAAATACGGTAAAACTTGTAATCCTATAAAAGCTTGTAAATCAGTCGATCTGATATTATAAGCTAAATCATAGAAAGTATATTTTTCATAGAATTTATCTTTAGATTGATATTGATCTATACCAGACCAATTAACTTGTACAATATCCCTACTCCAACCGTGCGAGCGTACCATTTTAAGCATTTGATATAATTCAAAATCATCTGTAAATATCAAGCCTCCTTCAATTGTTGACGAATATTGATGCCCGACAAAAAGGCTTGTAGTTGAAGCCAAACCATAAGTCCCAAGCTTTTTATTTTGATATTCAGTTCCAAAACTTTCTGCATTATCTTCTAGCAATATTATATTATTATCATCACATATTTTTTTTATTTCAATTATATTATCAGATAACCCTAAAGCGTGAGTAATAAATAATGCTTTTAATTTAGTCTTTTTTAAGGTTTGTAATAAATTATCCGGTGAAATATTTAACGTGCTTTTTGATACATCAATCGGTATGGGCTTACAACTCATCTGTATAACAGGCATTACATTTGTAGCCCAGGTTATTGCACTTATTCCAATATTATCATTTTCTTTAATTATATTTAAGTTTTTTAATGCTTGCAATAGACACAAATTAGCACTACTTCCAGAATTAACAAATACGGCGTATCGAGTACCTAACCATTCAGACGCTTTTTTTTCAAACAATTCTGTATAAAATCCTTTAGTAAACTTCTTTTCTCTTTTAATAAATTTAATTATCTGTTTTTTTACTTTTGATTCATTATAAAAAGTGTTTTTAATTAAAGGTATTTTCACTCTAATAACCCTTTTTCTTTAGCGTTTTCTTTTATATCTTCAATTGTCTGATAAAATACTGTTGAAGCTAAAGCACTTGGATCACAAAATAAATTAAACTTATTGTGATTATATTTTATATCTAATATTTTGTTTAATAAAAACTCATTAAATTTGTTCGTTTTTATTTTAGACTTATATAATTTTTTGCAAAGACTTGAATTATAACATATTTGAGTGTTTTCAAAACCTTGCGCTCTACAATTACCAAGTCCATACCATTCGCATAAATTACAATTTGGAATCTCTTTTTTCATTTATTATACCCCCTATCAATCTTAATACTATCAAGTAAATACTTAACTTTCTCAGTATCTAAAAATTCAATGAGTTTAGTCCAATTATGAGGCTCGTAATCTTTATCACCTCTAAATCGTAAATACTCAGCTTTTAAGATTCTTATGTTTTTATCGGTTTCGGCTCGATGTAAATATCTTAATAATTCTTTTAATTGTTGACTCATTCATTACCCAGTTTAAATAATTCTTTTAAAAAAGACCGACAGTCTTCGTTATACTCTGAAAAATCTATTTTTTTATTCTTTAACTTTTGAAACTCTTTATTAACTTTTTTTCTTTGCCTTGCAATTTTAGGCAATACTACAGAGCTATATATATTTTTAGTTTTTAAAAAGTATTTATTCTTTTGACTAACATCTGTAATCTTACAACCCTTACCCTGTAAATAACCTATCCAGTAATATAAGTTGGCTTTTTCTTGTATATTTTCTCTCAATGTTGCCTTATCAGGATCACCAAAAGATATGCCATATAAATAAATATCTCTATATCCTAAATGATAAGCAAGTATTAACATATAAGATAAGCTATTAGTAAAATAAGTACCATAAGTTTTGTATATTTCTTTAAACGGATATAATTCATAATTTGGTATATATTCATTCTTATCTTTTAAAACAACTTTATTTGAATAGTTCACCAAAAATGGAAAAGTATCTTGAACGTACTCGCTGTAATCATGTATTTCAAATAATTTATTAAAAGGTAAAAATCTTTTATGTTTTCTCATCCATATTGCATGTACTCCTAATCCCCATATTTCACAATCCGGATTATTAAATGGCAATATTTTTTTAAAGTTTTTTTCTGCTAATCCACATATATAAACTTTTTTCACTTTTTTATCCATCCTAAATATCTATAAAATACTATCAATATATAAAATGGCATATACCATAAATTAGACAACCATTCACAAGTTAAGGGATGTAATAAACTCTGTAAGCGTCTTTTTAGACCCCATGCTTTATAATTTTCATTCCAGTACTTTTTGTCAGATTTTCCATAAATTTTATATCTTGCTATTATTTGTTTTAAACTAAACCCCAACTCATAACATTTGGAATCCGAAAACCCCTGCTTATAGCCATTTTCTTTAAGTTTATCTGCAAGCAAAGTATCATCTGAATAGTAAGATTTTTTATCATAGAATTCTTTTAATATGCTGGTTTTATAAATCATTGGTGATCCAACTACTTCGCATTGACCAGATTTAAATCTTTTTTCCCATCTATAGTCTAAAGCTTTTTGTAAATAACCTTTTGGGTTTAATGTCCTGGTTAAAAATCCACATCCTACCCAACTATTATTATTCATATATTCAATAGCTTTTTCAATTTCTGGTTTGTAAATAATATTATCATCGCCTAATATCATAACATATTTTGTATTTACTAATTCTAAAGCCTTATCTCTAGCATAAGACAATCCCTTTTTGTCATCTATTAAATAAATGGCATTTTCAATTTTGAGGTTTGCACCTTTAGGACTTACCAGAATTATTTTATAAAAAGCGCCTAAGTTGTATAAGCTTAATGCTATTTTATAATCAATTAAATTAAAGTCTAATGAGCAGCATATAATTGTTAAGTCTTTCATTTTAATTTAGCTCCTAATAGGATAATTCTATAATAATTTTTTTTGCATCTTTTGGCATTTTTGATATATCAATTTCAAAATATTGTTGATCTGATCCTAAGTATGTTTTAAATCCATTTTTTACATTTTCAAATACATCATCCAATTTATAATCATCTATGTCTTCTCCTTCTTTATCATAAGCGTTTTGAAAATATTATTTTGTTTCAATAGGTAATGATAGATTATTATCTATACAAAACCGTAAAGCATTTAAATGTTTTTTAAATAAATCGCTTGTGTTTTCAGAACATGCATAAGCATAAATACTACAACTCATATTAACTCCAATTAATAACTATAAATATTCATTACATTTTATTACCTTGAATTATTTTTATGTTTATAAAATTCTTCAAAAAAACTATTTCTAAATTTAGAATATTCTTTAGCTTCATTTCTTGTTAAATATAACATTAAAACTCCAATTATAATTATAATTAAATTACTTATAATTATAACAAGCGCAATATCAAATTTATTTAACTCCATGATATTATCTCACCTTATTTTTACTGGTAAATCTCTTATCAATTTCCAGTTATTATTTTTAATTAAAATATCCGCCGTATCTCTATTATTAGAGATAACCATAAAGGCATTATCGCAAGCCCGCTCATATTCTAATAAATGCTTAGCCCTATGTTTAAAGCAAGAATAAAATACACACCCACCAAGTATATTTTGAGATAATAACACATTTACAAATATTGTCAAATATTTATTATGAATGTTTTCTTGATTACAATATATTTTATCTGGTAAAAATTTAAAGTGTAATAATTGCGATATACCGCTTATTTCAATTGGTATTTTATATTTTTTACTCATCTTATCCCAAATCTTTTGTACTGCTAAACCTACTTTAAATAAATAATTAAAATTTTGGTTTTTTAATATCTCTAAAGTCTTAAGACAAGCAACGGTTCCGATTCTTTCAGTCCAATAAGTTGAGCTTATAAAAGAGTTCCCAGCTTTTTCCATTATCTTTTTTTTACCAACGATCATACTAAAAGCAAAGCCGTTTGAAATAGCTTTACCATAGACTATAATATCAGGTTTTATTTTTACTGGAAATTTATCGTTTTGTGAGGGGGAGACACATCCATTATTAATATAATCTTCAACATAAATGTTTTTATAAAATCCTCCATAATTAAATTTAAATCCTGCCGTTATTTCATCAACTACTAAAATTATATTTTGATTTTTACAAACATCATAAATATATTGCATAAATTCTTTTGTCGGGTATTTATTTCTTACAATATCTAAAACTATTACACCAACATTTTTATTTAAAACTTTTTTTAAGCTTTCTATATTATTATATTCAAACTTTTTTAGTTTGAGATTTTCTAATAACCAGCCCGAATAACCACATTGAATAGCTTCTTTTTTATCTGTATTATTTAAAGCAATTTGCAAAGCGATCATCATTGCTTCCCCGCCAGTTCTTGCATATCTTGTAACACATTCAAAGTCATGTATTTCTTGCATTTTTTGTGCTAGTAATTTTTCTTCATAACAATTACTACTAGAAAATACTCCTTTGTCAATTGCTTTTTTAACTGCTTTATTTACCTGTTTATTATTATATCCAAGTAAAGAAGTACCGATACCCATAATTCCCATGTCGAGATACTTCTGTCCGTTTTGCCAAACATAAACATCTTTACATTTTGTATAATATTCACTATAACCATTGTAATCTAAATTTTTACTGTAAAGTCCTAATTGATTATTTTCCATTTTTTAACATCCTATCATACATTATTAAGCTACCCGCAACACTAACATTAAAACATATATCACCTGGTAATATTATAGTATGGACACATTTTTCTAATGCTTGTTTACTTAACCCGTTATCTTCAGCACCAAGTAAATAAATACACCTTTCTAAATGACTGTAATCTTTTATCGGTATAGATTGTTTTATATTTTCAACTCCTACAAGTCTACAATCAAAAGGTATTGATTTATAAAAATCTAAAAAAGTTTCATAATGATAATAAGGAATATGTCTATAAGTTTTTATTGTATCACTTGATTGTTTTTTAATTCTATTTCCTATTGTAAAAATAAATGAAGCTCCTAATATATAAGCTGATCTCCATAATGTACCAATATTATCAGTGTTTTTAGCGTTTTCTATCCCGATGCCAAAATAACCACGATTCATTTATTATCCTTAATTTCATATATATATAAAATAATTCTATTTTTTTTACAAAAAAGTTCTATTACATCTTTTATTGTTTTTGATTCTATAATTTTATAATTAAAATTATAATAAGGTGCTCCCGCTAATTCGCCATCATATTTAGCATAAGATACATAATATTTTTTCATTTTTTATCTTTTTTAATCCCATTAAAAGTTTTAATTGCTGCTTTAAGTTTTTTCGTATCAAGGCAAAAACTTATAACTTTAAAATTAAAACAAGCATCATTTTTTTTAACTTTAAATTCAATTAAATCATGACCGTTTTGATTTATATTTTCTATTTCAATCGTCCCAAAATCATCCGATACAACATTTTTTAATATTATACTCATAATGTTTTATCCTTTTTAAATTTAAAAGTTTTGTTTTGTATTGATTTAAGTTTTTTTTCCCATGTTTTACATCCAGCTATTTTTAAAGCCTTATTATTTATTATCCTTTTCAAATTTTAACAAGTCTTTTCTAAACCATTTTTTAATAAATTTATCTGGGTGCCATAAAAATAAATTAAATACTGCAAACTTATAATTATACATTGTATCTTCGTAAACATTTGTTTCCTTAAATTTAACAATGCCTTTATCTATTAAATAAAGATGATATTTGTTTATCCGTTTTAAATTGTTATCATAAATCTTATAAACATATAAATTACGTTTTTGGATTAAGAAGTATAATAATGCTATAAATAAAATAAGCAATAAAACCCAGATAAATATCATATTATCCCCTTTTCTTTTTCCAAGTCTTTTTTATTTATTTCGTAATTTTTTAAATTTATTACTTTATAATATTCCATTTTTTTAAACGCCAATTCAAATTCTTAGGTTTTATTGTTAAATATAACTTTTCTTCATTTTCTAAGTCTTTTTTATAACCCTCATTACGAATGATGCTTGAATTTATTTTAAATATCTCTGGCTTTCTTTGATATAAATCAATAATTTCGCTTAATCCAAAAAAGTTGTTTTTGTCATAAAGTTCATCAAATACTAATTTTAAAACCTCATAGTCTCTTGCTTCGTCTAAGGTTAATCTAATATGTCCAAGATATTCTTTATATCGTAATTCTGCGATTTTATACTTAATTGGATTATTTATAATATACGGCATTACGTGTTGACGTTCAGATGGTAATTTAGCATTTTTCCAGGCTTCATATAAAGCAGTTGCCTTACAAACACTAACGTCATAACCCTCTGGATAACTACCATCTTCAAGGGCATTTGTAGTATAATCATTATCTTCTTTTAAATGTTTTTCAATAACCATGTCAATTATCTCGGGTACGATCACAGGGCAGTCAGAGGTCACCCTTACAACATGACTTGCATCCGATAAAGATATACCTTGTTTAAAGCGATCTAAAACGTCAAGCTCACTACCTCTATAACATTGTACTCCGATCTTTTCACACTCGGTAATAATAGCATCGTCATTAGAGTTAATAGTTGTTGCAACCATAACTTTCTCAATAAGCTTACTTTGTTTAGCTCTATTAACTACATGAGATAATACAGATTGACCCTTTAAGTCCAATAAAACCTTATTCGGTAATCGGAAGCTTCCCATCCTCGCTTGAATTATACATACTTTCATTTTAAACCCCTATTTTAATTTATTCTATCTTTTCAAATAAATCTTTTCTTGATTCAACAAATTCTTTACTAAACATCCGCATCGGATAGGTATCAAGCGGTTTGCCGTACATCCCCTTGCCTACCCATTCATTAAATTCTATAATATCACCCTGTTTATACCAATTAGCATCATACCATTTAGGGTCGGTATCATTTGTCCAGTTTTCCCATTCAGTAATATTTTGTAATAGTTTATATTTCATGTTTATTCCCTTTCTAATTTTATATCCTTTTCTAATTCATTACAAGCAATTATAAATTTATTTTTATCATTTTAATACTCCTATTTATTTTTTAAAATAAATTCTAAATCTTTAATATATTTATTATATTCTTTTTCTCTATTTTTTAAAGAAAATTCAATTTTAACATTAGTATTATTTATTAAAAACAATTCAATAATACCAACTTCAATATAAAAACAATAAATTGAATATTTTTTAAACCCCATTATAGCTTCTTTTTTAAAACAATAATCTTGTATTTTTATCATTTGAATAGCTCCATGTCCTGCTTAAGTTGATCTAAGTTGGATATACCAATTACTGGATATAATCTATGATTTAAATCTTGACGTTCATGCCATTTAAATTCGGTATACCATGATGTTGCCGTAACAAAATCTTTTGGATTCATTCTATTAAATAATGTCCTTAAAAATATATCAGCATGTAAAAACATTATGTCTAAATATTTTGTATTAAAAAAACTTTGAATGTGAAAAGCATTATAGTTTTGTCTCAACTCTGATTCATAATAAATTGACGCTCCAATTTTATCAATCAATCCTTTTTTTTGATATTCTCCCAGCTTTTCTCGAAGCTTTTCATCAAAAACATTTCTATTCATTATACAGTAAATGTGGTCAACTCCCAGTTCATCAAAGCATCTATCTATTTCATCTATTGACCAGACTTTAGTAATAATTTTTTTTGACCATTTATAATCTTTGATAATACTGTGCGCATTTGGATAATTAGGTGCTGTATCAACAATCTCACCGTCATTTTTTTCAAAATATTCTAAAGCCTTATAACACTCTGAAATAGATAAGTTTGATCCATTATAATTAACACCCCATCCGCAACTGCCTAAAACCATTTTTAACCCCTTATTAAATAATATCTAATAGAATTATGATACTTGCCTTTATACCAAACAGTATCTATTAACTCACATTCTTTTTTAAAATTCGTTTTTTCTAATAACTCTTTTTTTTGTAAATCAAAATCATATATCTCGATAAATACTTTGTGCATATTTAGATTATTAAAAGCGTATTCAGTCATTGAATCTAAAATATATATTGCATTATCGTCAATATAAGTATCTGTAATAAAGCTTAATTCTAAAATTCTATTTACCCAGTCTATATAAGTAAAACCAATATAATAGTTTTTAATATTTTTTATTAAATCTTGATTGTCATTTATTGTTAAAGGATTTTTATAATCAAATATTTTAGCCTTATAAAATAAATGTCTATTCCTATCTAAATTTTTATACCATTGCATTTGTTCGTATAATGACAATAATTTCCATTGTCTCAAATATTGATAATGTTTATTTCTAAACTCTATCATCTCTTTTAAATCAGCTTCTTCAATTGCCTTAAACTCTAAATATTTTATTTTATTTAAATTAGGACTATTTTTAATTAATTCTTTATTTAAGTTTGAAAATATTTTATCTTCTAATTTTTCTTCATCTCTTGTCATTTCTTTGCCTCCAACGGACAATCTTTAATATATTTTTGATGATTTTTTTTAACTATTATTTTATAATATAAGTCTTTTGGAGGTTCATAATCAATATTATGTAAACACGCTTCTTTTAAATTGTTTTCTGGAAATCTATATAAATCACAATTTAAACAATCAATATATTTTATCATTTCTTTACCTCTTTAATATATTAAACTATAATATTTTTTACCACATTTTATACATTTTCTTTCATTTGACCATAAACTATCTTTCCATATATGTCGTTTTGAACTATAATCTTTATTTTTACAATCTATTTCTTTATCTTTATTATTTTTTTTATTTTTTTTCATTTTTTATCTCTAATAATTCAGCTCTAAAATAATCATGTTTTTTAATCGGTCTTGATAATTTCATACCAATTAAATTTATAAAAGGCGGTACTCCGTCCTGTGGACACGGGCGCATTGAAATTATGTCATCGTCTGTTAAAATATGATCTTTTGGTAAATCTTTATTTGCCATTAAACATTCACGCTGTAAAATCCTGGTTTCAAGTTCATTTTGTGTTACTGTTTTATAAGTATTCCCTAAATGCTTTAATGTATCAATGCAATTGTCAATCATATATTTCCATTCAATTTCACTTAAAGCAAAGCTGTTATCAGGACTATTATTTTGACTGTCTGTGATATGCCTCTCAATAAATGATGCACCTAAAGTAATTGACTCTTGAATAATACTTAAATTCTTTGTGTGATCTGATAAACCAATACCATAATTTGGAAAATATGTCTTATAACTTTTAAGCACATTTAAATTAACTTGATTTTCATTATCTCTATTAGAATCATAGCAAGTATTACATTGCATTATAACTATATTTCTATTAAATCTTTCAATTATATTTACAGCATCAATAACTTCCGGCAATGTACTTGCACCAGTAGCTAATAAAACAGGTTTATTTTTTTTTGCAGTTGCTTCTATAAATTTATAATCTGTAATTTTCCCAGAACCTATTTTATGAATATTAACAAATTTATCTATATAATCTAAATCTTCTAAAGTATAAACAGAACACATAAACTCAATTTTATTTTTATCGCATTCTGATTTTAATTCTGGTATCCACGCTAAAGGCAATTCATATTTTTTATAAGTTTCATATACCGATTTCTCCCATTTGTCCTGATGTGATTTTTCTACAATGTTTTCTAATTCTTCAAATACAACACTGCTAATAAATTTATCAGTTTGCCATGATTGAAATTTAGCTGCATTAGCACCAACTTTTTTTGATAATCTAATTAGTTCTTTTGCCCTTTCTAAACTACCGTTATGGCATGATCCAACATCTGCGATAAAAAACATATTATCTCCTATATTTTAACCAATCGCTTTTAAATTCAACAATATTACTCTCAATAGTTGGTAAACTTAGCCCTATCTTTTCACAATTTGCAGTTATATTTTTAGGTCTATTTACCTTAAAACTTGATTGTGATTTTTTTACTAACGACTGATTATATCCAAACATTTCGGCTAATTTCAAAGCAAAATCAAACTTACTCATTGAATTTCGAGCACCTATATTATAGATACCAGTTTTATCTAAAATAAATGGCAAACACTTTGCGAAGACGCCTGTATACAATGGATTAAAATAAATATCTTCATAAGCGTTAAATTCTTTTCCAGAAATTAAATTATCCATAACATATTCAGCGTAATTGTTTGATTTGTCTATTTTTCCAAAGCCAAATATGTTAACACGTGATATTAAATGATTGCTATATTTTTCGATTTCCTTTTCAGCCAAATATTTTGTCCTTGAATAATAATTAACCTGATTGTCATTAACTTCATCTTCTTTATAATTACCAACTATTCCCTCATAAACTGCATGAGTACTTATATAAACTATCTTACATTTTAATTTGTTTGATTTTACTATTTCAACTATATTTTTTGTGCCGTTAACATTTATATTATAAGCATAATCTTGATCTTCTTGGCATCTTTCCGTATCTATTAAACAAGCAGTATGTATTATTACATCTGGTTTAACCTTTAAAATATCGGCTTCTAATTTATCATAATCAGTTATATCTATCTGACTATATTTAGATTTTTTAATATCACATCCATAGATTTTATTTACATCATTATCAAAAGCTTTTATAATATCCTCTGAAAGCATCCCGCATATTCCAGTAATGTATATTTTCATTTTTACCCCTTTTTATTATTTCATATCATAAAAGGCTTTACATGCCCTTATATATCTTTTAATTTGAAAATCTTCTTTTCCACAAATCTTGCATCTTTGATTATATAAATCTCTATTTGTATTTATATAAGTTTTTTCTGTATCGTTATAATGAAAACCATAACCATCAGTATAAGAAGCATATAATGATACTTGATTATATTTTTTTGATCTTGCATGAAAAGGCATAAGGGGAGATGATTTTAGTTCATAGTTTATTTTTTTTTCATCTGTTTCTTCTAATATTTCCCAATCATGCTCACATTCTGGCTCAGGGTCTGGCATTTTTGACATTTCATCCATTATTTTTATTAATTCTTTAATAGCTAAAATAATGAATAAAATAATATTTAAACTGACATTTAATACAATTATAAATATAATAATTTTAATCATATCTTTATACCTTTTTATTTATTTGTAACAACTCGTTTAATAAATATGTATTTTTAATTATACACCATTTTTCACAGGCAACTACATCATTATCATCAATAGAGTCTTTTATTTTGTTTAATAAACCATATAAAATATTTGTGCTTAATGATACGCATTCTAAATTTATTCTACTAAATTGATTTTTATAAAAATCCATATCATTATTAAGTTGAGTTAATTCTTTTTTTATTTTTTCAAGTTCATCTTTTTCAGACATAATATATCCTATAATAAACCTTGCTCATTTAAAACGCTTATAATTATTTTTTTTAATTCATCATTTGATAATCTATCTTCTAAATTATTGCTTGAATAAACAAACCCCTCGTTTACTTTTATACCATTATCTAATTTTAATTTTTCTGGATAAAAATTAGGATATACAATATAATGATTATTGTATTCATAAGTATTATTTGATTCAACATCGCTAATCATAACTTCGTGTAATTTTTCATTTGCGCGTATTCCAATGTTTTTATAAGTTACATCTACACCATATATTTTTACAAGACAGTCTACTAATTGTTTTAATGTGTGAGTTTTATTTTTAGCAACATAAATCTCGCCTGCTTTACTATTTTCAAAAGCAAATATAATTAATTCAACTGCTTTTTGTAAGGTCATTATAAAACGCGTCATTCTCCAATCTGTTATTGGCAAATTCTTAATTTTATTTTTAATAAAGTTAACAAATACAGGAATTATCGAACCATTACTTCCAGCAACATTTCCATATCTTACACATGAAAATATTGGCTCTTTAAAAACGCCTGAATAGTAATTTCCATGTATAAAAAGTTTTTCGGCAACAAGTTTAGTACCACCGTATAAAGTGCATGGGCTTACAGATTTATCCGTGCTTACAAATACACATTTTTTTATATTATCTTCAACACAAGCCTCAATTATATTTTTAGCACCTATAATATTAGTCTGGACAGCTTCAAAAGGATTATAATCACAGCTTGTAATAATTTTCATTGCAGCTGCATGAATTACATAATCAATACCAACAAAAGCTTGCTTAAGTCTATCTTTATCCCTAATATCGCCAACAAAAAACCGTAATACATCATCTCTATTTAATGTCTTTTGCATTTTATCTTGTTTTTGTTCATCTCGTGAGAATATTACTATCTTATTTACGTTATAATTTTTTAATAGATATTTAGTTAGATATGTTCCTAAACTTCCAGTTCCGCCAGTAATTAAAATATTTTTATTACTAAACATAAAACCTCAAAATATGATTGAATAAACTATTATATTTTTATTTTTAATTTTTGTCAACAATTTATTATCTAATAATTATTCTATAACGGCTAAAATATTTTCAATTTCTAATATTAAATAATCTTTATTGTCTATTTTAATTTGCGTTCCGGTATCTTTATTAAAAATAATACTATCGCCTTTTTTAAAATAAACAGCATTTAGCTCTCCTAAACTTACAACGATACCCTCTTGAGTATTTTTTTGAATATTTTGAGGAATTATAATACCTCCTATTGTTTTTTCTTCAGAATTTTTAATTTCAACTAATAATCTGTCACCTAATGGTTTAATTGTCATATATCTCTCCTTATTTAATATAATTATATATGTTTTTTTTATTTTAATTTCTTTTGCTTACCTTTTTAAGTCGTAAGTCTTCTAATCTATCATACATTTTTTTCTCATAAATAGAAAAGTCTTTAAAGTTATGATGATTTTTATCATAAAAATATCGCCATAATTCAAGCCATTCTTTCTCTGACATAACTAGTGTAAATTCTTTAACTTCTTTTAATTCCATATATTACCCCTTTTTTCTAACCGCCGGCTTGGCATCTGATAAATCATCGTCTATAAGATTTGTATTCATCTCAAAATAATTGCAGTCGTTTGATTTACCCTTGCATGTTTTAATGCATTATTCACATATTTTATTCATATTTAAGCCCATAATAATTAGAAATAATATCTATACATAAATTGTTTATTGCTTCAATATTTGCTTCATTTGGTAATTTGCTATGTACATAAGACTCTTCGCATAACTTAAAAAGTCTATCAGCTTCTTTTTTTACATTTTCAAATGTCCATTCCCCTTTTTTTATTTCAAGTAAATAATTAGCGTCAAGCTCACGCTCAACATATAAAATGCCTTCATTCAAAAACTCAATACCCATTTTTAGCAACCTTATTAAATGAGCTGCATTTTTACAATCATAACCATATTTTTCTACAAGGTTTTTTCTTTTTTCACCCATATAACCTTCAAATTTAAAATGAGTCATTCTATGAAATTGACCATAAGCATATCCAACAAATGAATGATAAACTTTTTTGCTAACAAATAAATTTTTATTATCTCTCAATAACTCACCGTATTTTGTATTATAAATTATATAATTATCTTTTAGCCATAATAAAGATAAAACATTAGGATTGCCTTTTAATAAAAGATTTATCATTTTTTTTAATTCATAACAAACCGAATCCCATTCACATATAAACTTTTCTTTTGTTTCTCGAATATTTTTAATTCCAACATAATAATCTTTTGGTGCAATAAAAATACCCATAATATCTTTATCATCAATACTATTTGGGTCTTTATTTGGTATGTACATTCCATGAGCTATACTACCACGATAACCTAATAAAATAAGATTATCTGGAAGTAATTCTTTTGTTTGTTCTAAGCTAAGTCCTTTTAATTTTATCATATTATTTACCGTCCTCATTTTTAAAATAAAAAATCACATTCTAGACATTTTAAATGATTGCATTCATTAGTTTTTTTATTACATTTTATTATAAAGTTATGTAAATAAACATAGCTATATTCAATGTTATTTTTAGATTTAAATAATCTTTTATTAATAGGTATATATCTTTTTGTTTCTTTCTCTTTACAACTTTTACATCGTAATTTATCATCAATATCTAACGGATTACCGCATGATTTACAAAGTCTTTTTAATTTATTTTCTAGCCTTTTTTTTCTTCTATCAATACTATCTTGATCTTTTTTTATATATGAACTATTACCATAAAGATAAACTAAAATCATATCAGATATATCAGTTAATGTTTTATCAGAATCCCAGATAATTTTTATATCATCAATTATTATTTTTTTCATTTTTT